ATGCCCTCCACCAAATCCCATACACCGCAAATCATCTCGCGTCAGCGCGTGGCCGACCACGGCGAGGTCTTCACCGCCGATCGTGAGGTTAAGGCGATGTGCGACCTTGTGAAAAACGAGACCGAGCGCATCGAATCCCGGTTCCTCGAACCCGCCTGCGGACAGGGCGCTTTTTTGATTGAGATCCTGCGTCGCAAACTCGCCGTCGTGTCGTCCCGTTATGCCGCGACGCAATCCGAATGGGAACGCCATGCCGCGATTGCCGTATCGAGTCTCTACGGAATCGACATTCTGGCGGACAACGTAACGCTCTGCCGCAATCATCTCTACGATACGTTCCTGACGGCATACCGGACTCTCTTCCCGAAGAGCATGAAGCCCGCCTGCTGCCACGCGGTGCGCTATCTGCTTGCGACCAACATTCTGTGGGGTGATGCACTGACCCTCCAAACCCCGGACGAATCGGCGCGGCCGATTGTCTTTGCCGAGTGGTCGGACATTGGCGGCGGACGGTTCAAACGCCGCGATTTCACGCTGGCCAACCTGCTGCAAAGCCAGCCGATGGAGGGCCCCAACCTCTTCTCCGACCTCGGAGATGCCGCCTTTATTCCGACCCCCGTAGCCGAATATCCGCTTGTTCACTACCTCAAACTCGGAGCCGATGAAGAACTATAACCCCGATGTACTGACCTGCCTGGCCAATCTGAGCAACGACGAGGTGTTCACCCCTCCGGTCGTTGTTAATCGCATGCTCGATCTGCTGCCTGCGGAGTTGTGGCGCAATCCCGATGCGCGGTTCCTTGACCCCGTAAGCAAAACGGGAGTCTTCCTGCGGGAGATTGCCAAACGGTTAATGGAGGGGTTGAGCGAGCGGATCCCCGATCGGCAGCAGCGGGCCGACCACATCTTCACCCGGCAGTTGTTCGGCTTGGCCATCACCGAATTGACAGCCCTTCTGTCGCGCCGTTCGGTCTATTGCAGCAAACAGGCGAACGGGCCTTATTCGGTTTGCACGGCCTTTCACGATGCGGATGGAAATATCCGCTTCCGGTCCACGGAACACTCCTGGCAGAACGGCCGATGCCGCTATTGCGGGGCCAGCCGGGAGGTATACGACCGCGACGACACACTGGAGAGCCACGCCTACGAATTTATCCACACCGAGAATCCCGAAACCATATTCCCCGATATGAAATTCGATGTCATTATAGGCAACCCGCCGTATCAGTTAGAGGTAGGTATCGAAAAAGACAATTATGCCATTCCTCTATATCATAAATTTATTCAACAAGCCAAAAAATTACGGCCTCGATTTATATCCATGATTATTCCGTCTCGGTGGTTCGCCGGAGGTCGAGGTATGGATGATTTTAGAGAGGAGATGCTCCATGATACACGTTTGCAGATTTTAGTGGATTATCCTAATGCAGCGGACTGTTTTCCGGGTATAGATTTGTCGGGAGGTGTATGCTATTTCCTCTGGAACAGCGAATATAATGGAATCTGCAAGATAGTATCTAATCGAGGTAAGGATTATCAATCGACGATGAACCGTCCTTTATTGGAGCCAGGAAATGATACGTTCATAAGATTCAACGAAGCAATCCCAATTATTCGTAAAATCATTGCTTATAAAGAACCTACATTCGATAGTCTGGTAAGTCCTCAAACTCCATTTGGTATTGTCTCTTCTTTCAAGGATTATTCTGATAAACCTTTTGAGGAATCAATCGCAATATATACGGTCAATGGGATAAAATACATTCGAGAGGATCAAGTGAGTAAAAATAGACAATGGATAAGCCCGTACAAAGTTTTCATATCAAAATCGTATGGAGAAAGAGGTGCATATCCATATAGATTTTTGGCAAAGCCATTTATTGGGACGCCAAGATCCTGTTGTACTCAAACATATTTGATGATTGGTCCATTCAATACGTCAATTGAATGTGAAAATGTCATTAGTTACATCAATACCCGTTTTTTCCGTTTCTGCATCATGCAAAAGAAAAATACTCAGGATGCCATGCGAGGAGTCTATTCATATGTTCCCATACAAGACTTTTCTCAATCATGGACGGATGAAAAGCTCTATGCCAAATATGGAATCACCGACGAGGAGATAAAATTCATCGAGTCAATGGTACGGCCGATGGAATAAAAAACTATTTCACTAGTGAACTACATTTTGGTTGAATTGCTTGGAAAGGCGATACAATGCGCATACTTTTGGAGTATATATTAAAAATCAATAATATGATTACAAAATTAAATTCAACCAAAGCTGTGGAAAGTGAAGATTCGTTATATCACTACACATCTGTCGAAGTATTGTATTGCCTTCTTAAAAGTATTATGGCTCAAAAATGGGAAGACCAAAACCAAGAGCCGCATATGATATTCCGAGCAACGCATATTCGATTCCTGAATGACAAAAGTGAATATCAGTTTTTCATCACCAAACTGAAGATGGATCTTTTACAATACGACGAAGAGCATTATGCCGGTAAAAATAAAGAGATCATCTTGAAAAATGCCCGGTATTTAGCATTCATGACGGATTATGTAACAGAGCCTTCTGTCATATCATTCTGCAAAAAGCGAGATGACTTAACCATGTGGACCTTATACGGAGATCACAACAAAGGGGTCTGTCTGGAATTTGATTGGAAAAAGCTGGATGCATTGGATAATGTCACCCTTGTTACTTGCAACTATGTATCAACCGATGAAAAATATTTTAAAGATTCCGACTTGGAAATCGCATTAGGTTATTTGAAGAGCATCCCGGAGAAGCCTTCGAGGTTGGTTCCTCATCCGCAATGGATTAAAATTATTGATCAACTAAGATATACCAAAAACAAGGACTATCAAAATGAAGCGGAATGTCGATTGATTGCACTTTCTAATATATATGACCTTGCTACGAAGAATGAATGTATAAGACCCTACCTTAATATTCCGATCCCCGTTGATGCCTTGAAAAGCATTACGATTGGTCCGTGTACGGGGAATCCCGACATGGGAATTTTGGGTATTCAGACAATGTTGAATCAGGCTGTGGGAGAAAAAGCAAAGAACATTCGCATTATAAAATCAAAGAAGGATTTTAGAATCATATAATTATGCCTACCCTTTTCTTCCCCTCCCGCCCGGCGGCGCATCCGACCATCTATGCCTACGAAGATACCCACCCGCAATACCGTGGGCTGCTGAAGGTCGGATACACCACCGTCGATGTGCAGCATCGCGTGGCGCAGCAATATCCAACGCTGCGGCCCGGAGCGCGCCCCTACCGCATTGTCTTCGAAGAGTCGGCCATGCGTGGCGACGGCACCTCGTTTACCGACCACGAGGTACACCGCGTGTTGCGTCGAATGGGAGTGGAGAATCCCGAGGGAGAGTGGTTCCGTTGTACGGTTCGCGAGGTCCGGGCGGCGGTACGCTCCGTGCGGGAGCGGCGTGAAGCCGAATTCCAACGTACGGAGCATTTTGCCATGCGCCCCGAGCAGGAGGCAGCCGTGGAGAAGACCTGCGAATATTTCCGTGCCTGCCGTGCCGACAACAACCGCACACCGCATTTCCTCTGGAACTGCAAGATGCGCTTCGGCAAGACCTTCGCAGCCTACCAGTTGGCACGCCGCATGGGGTGGAAACGGCTGCTGGTCCTGACCTTCAAACCCGCCGTGCAGAGTGCCTGGGAAGAGGATCTGCGCACGCATGTCGATTTCGAAGGGTGGCAGTTCCTGTCGCGCAATTCGGAACTGAACTACGAAACGGCCGACCACAACCGCCCGATCGTCTGCTTCGGGTCGTTTCAGGATTTTCTCGGACGCAGCAAGTCGGGCGGCATCAAGCTAAAGAACGAGTGGGTACATGCCATCAACTGGGATTGTGTGATTCTCGACGAATATCACTACGGTGCCTGGCGCGACCATGCCAAGGATCTCTTCGAGAACGAAGACCGTCGCGAACAGGCCTTTGCCGAAGGGGAAGGCCGCGACTGGTTTGACGAGGAGGCGATGCCCATCACCACGGGAGCCTATCTCTACCTGTCGGGGACACCGTTTCGGGCCATCAGTTCGGGAGAGTTCATCGAGGAGCAGGTTTACAACTGGACCTATTCGGACGAGCAACGCGCCAAGGCGTCGTGGAAAGATGCCGACGGGCCGAACCCCTACGCCGCCCTGCCGCGCATGGTGATGATGACCTATCAACTGCCCGACGAATTGCGGCAGGTTGCCATCGACGGTGAGTTCGACGAATTCGACCTCAATCTCTTCTTTCGGGCCGAAGGCAATGGTGACGACGCCCGGTTCGTCTTCAAGAACGAGGTGCAGAAGTGGCTGGGCCTGATTCGCGGCGCCTATGTCGAAAATATTGTTTCCGATTTGAAGCTGGGGCATTCACGGCCTCCGATGCCCTTCTCTCACGCCCCGCTGCTCTCGGTGTTGACACACACGTTCTGGTTCCTGCCGTCGGTGGCGTCGTGTTATGCCATGCGGAATCTGCTTGCCGAGCGTCAGAACCGTTTCTATCAGGATTATCGGGTGGTCGTAGCCGCAGGGAGCAGTGCCGGGATCGGAGTCGATGCACTAGCTCCTGTGCTGAAGGCCATGGGCAATCCGTTGGAGACGAAGACCATCACGCTGTCGTGCGGCAAACTGACGACGGGTGTGTCGGTGAAGCCCTGGTCGGGTATCTTCATGCTGCGCAACTCATCAAGCCCCGAAACCTACTTCCAGGCGGCCTTTCGCGTGCAGACACCCTGGACGGTATGCAATGCCGACGGCGTTTCGCCCAACCGGGTGGATATTCTGAAGCAGGAGTGTTATGTATTCGACTTCGCACCCAACCGGGCATTGCGGCAGATTGCCGATTACAGCTGCCGGCTGAATGTCGAGGAGAACAATCCCGAACGCAAGGTCGAGGAGTTTATCTCGTTCCTTCCGGTGCTGGCCTACGACGGCAGTTCGATGAAGCAGATCGATGCTGCCGGGATTCTCGACATCGCCATGAGCGGAACGACGGCAACCCTGCTGGCCCGTCGCTGGGAGAGTGCCCTGCTGGTCAATGTCGACAATGCAACGCTGCGGCGGTTGATGGGGAATGCCGAGGCAATGGCTGCGCTGACGCGCATCGAGGGATTCCGCAACCTGAATCAGGACATCGAGACCATCATCAACAAATCGGAGGCGGTCAAGAAGGCGCGAAAGGAGACCCCGGACGAGGCAATGACCCCGCAGAAGAAACGGGAACTGACCGAGGAGGAAAAGGAGTACAAGAGCCTGCGGAAGCAGATTCAGGAGAAACTAATCAAATTCGCTACGCGCGTACCGATATTCATGTACCTGACGGATTTCCGCGAGCGGAGCCTCTATGATGTCATCACGCAACTGGAACCCGGATTGTTCAAGAAGGTAACGGGGCTGTCGGTCTCGGATTTCGAGCTGCTTGTGTCGCTCGACGTCTTCAATTCGGCGCTGATGAATGATGCTATCTATAAGTTCAAGCGTTATGAGGACGCTTCGCTCGAGTATATCGGCATCAACAAACGCCCGGACGAGGAGATCGGTTTGTTCGACACCGTGCTTCCATCGGCGGAGTATAAGAGAACTCAAAAGTCTGCAAATTGACCAAGCTTTTGATTATTCTATTCGATAATCTGATTGATACGGCGGGTTTCGTATCGAGAAACCTCTTCCGTACATGCGATTAACTCATATTTGCGACAGTGTACTTGAAGACAGCCCTTTATCACTTCATTCACAATGCAGTGTTGATTGTCAATGAAGTTGTCAATCTTATTTAAGCACGCATTTTGAGATAGTACTCTTCAGAACTCAAAGAAGACCTCTAATCGGCTAATTTTGGAAATTTAGAGGCCTTTTCATTTATGGGAGGGAACAGGTAGGGATTGATATTATTTACGTTGATTAATATATGAGTCTGCATTTTCTAAATAGAAAATATCATCATCATTAGTTATTTTTTTTAACTCATTAAAACATTTGTAAGCAAAAACGGGCTCAATTCCGTTTATATAATGAATCCAACCAAGGATTTTAGCCGCTTCTTTTCTACAAAAGTCATCTAGTACTCGTGGGTTCGTACAATTAATGTCATATTTATGTTCTATATGAGATGACAATCCGTAAATTCGAATATAATGTATTGCGGCACGTAAATTTTTTTTGATTCTTCGAGGGATTCTTGGCTTCGTCTTATCTGCAACCGTTAGTCCTGTTACATATTGGGAACGACCTCTTTTGTACGTTCTGGTTTTTTCGGTATTAAGTGTAAAACCATATTTAGTAATAATTTCTTCCAGAGGATCTAATTCTATATTATCCTCGCTAGAAAATGACAAGTCATCGGCATAACGCGTATAGTTAATATTTCTATCCTTGCATATTGCAGAAAGTTCTTTATCCATTTTGGAACATACTATATTCGCAATAATAGGGCTAGTATTGAAACCTGCAACAAGAATTTTGTTATAAGTAACGATATCTGCAAGGATTGTAGCCATATTATTATGGAATCCCAATGACTCAAAAGCTTCGATGATGCTTTCAAATGGAATACTTTCAAAAAAGTTCTTAATATCGAGATTTATAATTACCTTTTTATTAAGATGAAATTTTGCATTATAAGCAATATTTCTTCCTGCGATAAAACCTCCTACACATTCTAGAGGCTCATATAATTTAGATAATTTGAACTTTAAGCATTTAAGAGTATTGCATAAAAGATAATCCACTGCTTGGTATACTTCTCGATGGCCATTTCTAGGATTTCTTTTGGGAATTTCAAATTTTATTACACTATTTTCCTCCTGTTTCTGTCTCAACCTAGAAATCTCGTCGACAGAACACCTTAGCCATCCTGCTAATTGAGTATTCGTTGTAATATCACCGGGTTTATACATAATAAAAAGAGGTCGGTAAGAGGTAAGGACAGATAGTAATAGTTCTCAATCGAATACGACTCGTACTCATTATTTTACCTCTAACCGACCTTTATTTCTTCAAAGTTAATAATATTTCGTGAATTATAGTGTTTGGCGTTATGCATTGAATACAAACTAGCTATTTTGGGCTCAATTAACTTAAAGTTAGCAATCATCCTTGTATTCTTATCTGCAGGAATATCTTTTAGCATTTGGAATATTACAAAATTCGTATAATCAATAACGCTCAAAAGAATGTCTTCTTTAGAGTGGATTTCTACATCAATAGATATTCTATCTTTTACACCGTTAACTTTAATTTCGCCAATAATTCTAGATATTACTTTTTCCATATTAGACAGATGTCTACCAATTGAACTCCCATACTCCTCAAATATTATATGAATATTGTGACTTCTTTCTGATAAGATACGATCTTTCAAAAGAACTCGTACGAAAAAAGCATATAAATCATCAGACTCGTCGAATCGAGTCTGAAGGCTTTCAAAAACCCTAGACTTCTTATTTATAACGACAGAGTAAATTCGTATATTCAAACCTAGTAATAGTGAATAGAATCTACTACGAATATCAGGATGATTTTCACAAGCATGAAAACCTTGACGTTTAAAGTTTGCTACTTCAAATGCAAGATAAGGTTCATTAATAATATTATTATATAAAGAGTCTAATTCGTCTTTAATCTGTTGTGGAGAATCAGTGATATAGCAACTTAGTATAAAATATTTATTTTCATCCTTTTCTACTAAAGTGCCAGCTTCATCAATATATATATAAATATCTTTTATCTTTTCTATCATGCTATGTATGATGTTTTGCTTTAAAAGCTTTTAAAATTAACAAAAAGAACTAAATAATCAAATATCCAAGAGTATTATAAATAAATTCCGTATCTTTTCAATCGTTCAATAATCGGGTTTTGAAAGGCCTTTCTGCACTATATTTCCTCGAATAATTAATATGCTAATCCGTCGAATTCCCGCCGCCCGCTAATAACAGACAAAACCTACAGCTATCGTCCTGCTACTATTCCCGAGCCCTAGATTTCTTGTAGTAGATAAGGTGTCGCATGCAATTGTTTTTCCCTGTAGTTTGTCCTTCCCATTTGGTAGCGACAAGCCGAAGCCGCCGGAGGGACTTTGCGCAAGGTTTGCCTGTGGCAACTTGTCCTGACCTTGCGCGGTCCGTCCGGCAGCTTATCTTTGCGGCAGAAAGGGAAGGCCTACTTGTTTTTGAGTTTGGCTGCGTCACGTTTGAGTTGCTCCGCCTCCTGGGCTTTCAGCCGCGCCTGCTCGTCGAGAGCAGCTCTTTTGCGTACCAGCCGTTCGTACTTCTCGACATCCTTCCGCATCGAATCAATACGTCGCTGATTCCGCTCGACTTCGAACAGCGCCTCCAATTCCGACAGCCTTTTCGGCGACGCCTCGCCCTTCATCAGCACATAGCGATACTTAAGATCGTTGTCATACCGACTGCGGTCGGGCCGCCACTCCAGGTAGAGCCCGACAGACTGCACTGCAATCACGATAAACATCGACATGAAGAGCCAGAAGTTGCGGGTTGCGTCTAGTGAGAACGAGAAGCGGTGCTGAACCATCCGCGGCGGCAGCTCCTCGGGAATCTCCAATTCAGCCACTTTCTCGTCGATCTCCGAAATCTGCACTCCGAGGTCTTCGCTAATCTGCTCCTGCCGCTCGGAGATCGCTTGAAGACGCTGTTCGATCCGATGGCCTCTTTCCTGCTGTGCCTCGTGAGTCTTTGTCTGTGCCTGCTCCAGTTGCAGAATCCGAATCTGCAACTGCTTGATTGCGTCCGTATCAATGGCCGCCGTCGATTGTGATCGTGCTTCGGCCAACTCCGTGCGGAGCGTCTTGATGAGGGTCTCCTTCAACTCTTCGTACATCTCGAAGGAGAGCTCTAGGATGTTCTCTTTCATCTTTTCGTATTTTAGATTTGTTATCCGATTTTGCGGGAGCGAGCCTCCATGCGGCGCTTGCGCTCCATGAGGGCTACGGCCATCGCCTCGGCCGCCTTGTTGATCAGCGCCGTGATGCGGGCTATATGCTCCTCGGGGCTCTCGCCCTCACGTCGCTGCATCATCTCGGGCGAAAGGACAAACGGCGAGTCGAACGGCGGCATCGGAATTGACCCGGCACTGCCGAGCGACACCGATCCTGCGCCATGGCTTCCGCCTCCTCCACCGCCTCCTGCTGCGGAGAAGGAACGCCCGCCTCCGAACAGACCTGCAAAAGCAGCCCGGAAGCTCCCGACTGCCGCCTTGAGTCCCGACATCAGGGCTGCTTGCCGCTGCTGCACCTGCCCGAAGTGGCGATCCAGCTTCGAGAAACTGAAGGCCCTGTCGACCTTCGAACCGGAGAACTCCAGCCCGTTTTTCGAGAACAGAATGCCCTGCTTTTGGCTGGTAGAACCGCAAAACTTGTAGCGAACATTGATGCCCTGTTACTTTAATCTCCCTTCCAGTTCGTTCCAGCTCCTGCATTTTGGCAGGCTGTCCTTGATCGCATCGTAGATCTCGTACCGGGTTCGGTCGGGCTCGCGCAGCCGTTCCCGCCGGACGGCCTCCTTGCCCGGAGCCAGATGCAGCCCGAAGCGTTCGGTTAGCTCGCGACAGACCTTCGCATTGCGGAGCTTGATGTTGCGGTCGGAGATGGTCTGCCCGTGATCACCTACGCGATTGTAGATCAGGTGGCAATGGGGATGGAGCTGGTCGAGATGCCGGACCAAAAGGTATTGCGTATCGGTGATGCCCATCTTCTGCATGTACTCCCGGGCAATCTGTGTCATCCGCTCATCGGTGAGCATCGGGGCATCCTCCGGCGAAAACGACGGGGAGATATGTCCGACGTTCTGTTGCAGGCGGGGATTGAGGCGCGCCTGATCCTCGAAATCCTCGACCATCTCCCGTACGCCGGGCGGTCCGACACCCCGAGCCTCCAGCACGCGCGACTGCTCCTTCATTACATAGCCGACCGTGCCGCCGAATGATCCTCCCGAAATGACCTTACCGATCACGGCGCAGGGCTTCGATCATCCGCACCAGCTCGGCTTGAAGCGCCGCCTGGCGCGCGGCGACGGAGGCGAATCCCTGGGCGTGGGCCAGCCGGGTCAGCTGGTTCAGATTGCGGGCAAGGCCCTTGAGCTGGGCAAGCCATTCGAGATGCTCACTCCGCAGCCGCTCGCGGACCGAGCCGTTGAGAATCAGTTGCCGCAGCACCTCGGTGCGCGTGGTGCCGGCTGCACGGGCCAGAGCGCGGAGCTTGAAGTTGCAGGCGGTGTTGCACCGCAGAGTGATGCGGTACTCCTGTTTTCGGGCACGTCCCAAAGGCGGACGGCCCCCTTTCTTCGGTGTGTTCATGGATTGGAATTTTTGAGTTGAGACCATCGGGATAGGGCCTTGCGGCCGGTTTTTGGCTGACAAAAACACAAACTTGCCTCTGTTACCTCTGCTTTTCGAATGCTCGGGGATCTCCCCGGCATTCTCAATCGACTATTTGCTCTCCCGCTCACCGAGAATCCGTTGAATATCCGATGTGCGATATCGGATCTTGTTGCCGATCTTGACGGCCTTCAGATAGCCCTTCCGGTTCCAATGCCAGAGCGTTGCATCGCATACGCCGCACAGCTCCTTGACCTGCTCCTTGGTCAGGAAGCGTACCTTGCGAGCTTCGGCGACCTGGGTGGCCAACTCCTCTTTGGCGCGATTGATCAGATTGCTGGAGAAGGCCGGCAGATCCTCGCCGCTAACCTCCATACGAATGCTGCCGGGCGCTTCGCGGAGGATGGATAATAAGTCTTTCATAAGTTGCTGTTTCCGCACGGGTGGGACGGCGCTTTCCGGCGGAACAAAAAGCGACGCCGTCACCCGGATATCCGAGTGACGGCGCAAATATAATAACGTGATTGAACGAACTTTAAGCGTTTAATTCGCAACAGGTTCGGACGAATTAAACGAGTTCGTTTCGGATAGAAAATCCTTGATTTCGCGAATGGCGACGGCTTCCGAGCCTCGATCCCGGACCGCTTTTCCGGCAAGCAGCGGCTCGGTCAGCCGGCTGTATGCCTCTTGAATACCGCGTTCGTGGACGATGCGAATCTCCCGGCCGTATTCCTCCTGCAGTGCGTCGCGGAACGGCTTGATCGGAATCGGGAGCGTCAGATAACGCAACTCTTCGAGGGCGATCTTCAGTCGGGCAATATCGGTTTGTGTATGCCTGGTGAGGAGATACGTCCCGATCCTACGCCGCAACTCCTCGGGGCGGGATACCGTCGGGGCGAACATCTCCGTCAGAGAGCGGGTGGCTCCGGGACGTCCCGGCTTGCGCTTTGAATCGTTCCTGTCGTTCGACGACTCCTCCATGGCCCAATCCAGCACCTGATCGCTTTCGGCCAGACGCATGGCTTCGCGGTGGGCTTTCCACTCCTCCCGGGGCCGAAGCCCCAGTTTGATGGAACGGGCAATCAGCAATCGGATCGTGGCGCTCATGGTGATCTTCTGGAAGTAGCCCAAATCGGGAGATCGGCGCAACTCTTCGCAATGCTCCACCATGCGTTCGAAACTCTTTCCGAAGTAGAGCCAGCAGAGCATTGCCGGAACCGGCGAACCGGCGACCGGCTGCTCACACTCTCCGATCAGTTTGCGGGCGAGGTCGTTGTCTTGGGCGGCCTGTTCGATCTCGTCGACATGGTCGAACAGTCCTTCGTCAGCCTTGGCCGCCGCGAGCTTCCGGTATTGCGGAATAAGGGCGATGGCCTGAAGCAATACGGCCTGACACCCGGCCATATCCAGGGTGTTCATCGACTCTTCGAATGCGGCATATTCCTCGGGATGGGCCTCCATCCACTCCCGCAGCTTTGCCTTGAAGGCTTCGTATTCCGCCTGGCCCATGGCTTTATTGATCAAATTCCTGTAATTCGATTCTCAATTGCTCGGCAAGTTGCTTTTCGGTGGGCAGATAGAGCTGGTATTTGCTTGCCAGAATCGTATTGTTGTTTTCCGGCAGCGTATATTTTACCAGCAGATCGTTCTTGTCGGCGCACAGCAGGATTCCAATTGTCGGGTTCTCATCGGGCGCCTTCTCGTTCCGATCGTAATAGTTTACATACATTTGCAACTGACCGATGTCTTCGTGTGTGATCTTGTGGGTCTTCAATTCAATGATGACGAAGCAGCGGAGCAGCCGGTTGTAAAATACCAGGTCTGCGAAGAATTCATCATCTTCGAGCAGTATCCTCTTTTGGCGGGCAACGAATGAGAACCCGTTCCCCAATTCCAGCAAGAAAGCCTGCAAATTGGTGATCAGGGCGCGCTCCAGGTCTTTTTCGTAATAGGCTGCGTCGGGTTTCAATCCGAGAAATTCCAGTACCATGGGATCTTTGATGATCTCGGTCGGAGATTCGGGTTGACGTTCTTTACGAGCCACCTCCAATACCGATTTCTTGTCGTTGCTCAACAGCAACCGCTCATAAAGTCCGGAATTGATCTGCCGTTCCAGTTCGCGTCCGGTCCAATTATTATTGGCGGTTTCCAGTTCATAATACTCCCGTTTGTCGTTGTCGCTTATTTGAATCAAAAGACGGTATTGATACCAATTCAATTGCGTCCGCAGTGCGGTCGCAATTGGATAAGTGCGGTAGAACCGCCTTGCCCGTTCTAACTGGCGCACGGAAAAACCACTACCAAACTCTTTTTCAATTTCCAATGCAACGTTTTGAAGAAGGTATGCTCCGTATTCTGCTCGGTCTTGGCCTTTTTGTTCTTCGATAAAGATGCGTTCTCCCAGTTTCCAGTACATTTTTACACGCTCGAAATCGACACTTCGTATGGCAGTCGTTCGTGCGGTGATGATGATGTTTCGGATGTCGGAGACAAATTGCTCGTCCAACTTGAAGATTGCCGGTTCGTTCATGGTTCTCGCTATTGAATAGTGAACGCACTGCGTTCAATTATGACAACAAATTTACTAATTCTTTTTTCATTTCATCGTCGATGGTGCGGTAGCGGGCAAAGGCCTTGCTGCCCTCCTTGTGTCCGCTCAGAGCACCGACCAGATTGGGATCTTTGACCTGCCGGTAGAGATTGCCGACAAAGGTCCGACGCGCCAGGTGCGATGAGGCAATCTCATACAACACCCGCTTCTCCTCCTCGCGGGTCGTCGGATTGATGACCGTAACCAATCGCTTTAACCCGGCCGCCTTGAAGATCCGCTTGATGGCCAGGTTGTATTTTTGTTCGGAGATGAACGGCAGCAGCTTGTCGCCGTCATAGGCTTCATACCGGGCAAGAATCTCCGTGGCCATGGCGTTGAGCGGCACCCGTACCGTCAGCGGACGTCCCTCCTTGGTCTTGCGCGGAATGTATTCGATGGCGCCGCCGATGAGATTCGATTTCGTCATCTTCAGCAGGTCGCCTACCCGGCAGCCGATCAGACATTGGAAGACGAAGATGTCCCGCTGGATGGCCAACTGGGGATGGCGCTTCAGATTGGTGGCGTAGATCCGGTGCAGCTCCTCGATGGTGATATAATACGGCGTCCCGTAGGTACACTCCTCCAGCGGGAAATTGTCGAACGGCCGGTTCCGGCTCTTCTTATGACTGTTGCACCAATAGAAGAAGGTTCGGATGCGCGAGAAGCAGTCCAACAGCGTGTTCTTGCCTCGGGGTTGCGGTGTGCGGGCCTCGGGAATGGCCTCGTAAATCTCGGGATAGATGGCGCAGTAGCGGTACTCGTTTTCCAGAAAGTTCCAGATGTCCCGCAGGGTGTCGGCCGTTACCCGGTCCACATCCAGCGTGAAGTCCTCCTTCCCCATCTGGGTAGCCCGGATGTAGAGTTCATAGCGCTGCAAAGCCCGTTTGATGACGCGATAGTTCTTCTTGCGAACCTCCGAAAGCCGGTGCTTCTCGAGAAACTCGTCGAACAGCGCTGTCAAGGTCGGTTTGATGGCGGATACTTGCTCCAGGTTGTACTTCTGCGGATTGTAATATTGGTCCAGCGCCTCCTTCAGCCAACCTTTCGATACCGTCTCTTCTGGGCGGTTCTGATAGGCTCTCTCGATGTAGGTCTTGAGCCTGCGGGCTTCGTTGTTGTAGCGGGTGCGCATGGCCTCGTCGCAGACAACTTTGCTCTTGACCTGCTCGGCTTTGTCATCCCAAAAATTGGGGTTGATGGTGAGCCGGGTCGGTGCGACCAGATCTAGTTGCCGGCCGTCGCGCAGACGCGCGTAGATGGTCGCCTGGGACTCCGTGTCGTAACGGGTGACGCTCTTTTTGAGAATGAGGGTTACTTTCATGGTTCAGCAAGATCTAGGGGCTTATGACAAAGATAGGAATCTTTCCCCACATTTTCCCCACACATGCTGAAAAATCTTCAATGCCCTTTCAGCAATTAAAACAAATGAGCGAATATATAATACTGAAAATAAGTGAAATACTGTGAAATTTGCACATATGTCCAATTATTCCGATTTAATAGGATTTACTATATTCAAATGCGGCTCCGGGTACATAGAGGACTGAAATTCAGTCCTCTATTCTTTTTGCAGAACCGCTTGCAGAACCAAATGAATCCGATACCCAAAATTTGAGCGGCCTTCAGCCCGACACCGAAGACCGCTCCGCGAACGATTTTCAAAGGTTCGTTATTCTACAAATTCTCTTGATACATATACCGACTCAAACATCAACGCGCCAGAACGTACTTCGCCTATGACTGTTCCAAATTTCAAGTCTGTAACTTTTATTTTCGTTCCCTTATCAAGGATGAAAGCCTCCTTGTTGTTAATCATTCTCGATAGTTCTTGGCTGTCTTTTCGATTGCAAACCTTGTTCAGTTTGTCAAATGAATCTTGCGAACTCGCAGCGAGGCATTGCTGGTTAGTGGCTATGGTTTCACCTGCTTTTATACCTTTTCCAGATGACCCGCATGAACACAGCAAAAGAAGCATAGCAGAAATGAGGATGAGTTTTTTCATTATACCTTTCCTTTTAGAATTTGTGCCTTTTGTAGTCTGATATTCAGTTTGTCGATATATTTGCTATCATTTCGATAGATAGTCATAGCAGAACGAATAACACGAATTTCATCATCATAGTTTCCGAGCCTTCGATACAATACCATGAGCCGGTCGTATGGGTGTCGGGTTATGTATTGACCTTCAACGATATTTTGCTCATAGCACTTTATCGCTTCGTCAATATTGCCTGATTTTTCAAATTCGATGCCCTGATTATTGCGAGAGACTACCGGTGTAATGCGTGCGGAAAATTCTTCATTGCGGCGACGTAATTCGGAAAACTCTTGTTCAAATGAACTGGCAGATTGGATAGATTTTCTTTTTTGGCCTCGAATACCTATGAAAATACCGAACAGTCCGGAAACTGCTATGCAACATAGTATGAAAACAAGACCATTCATGCCTCTCCTTTAAGTGCAACGGGAGGCACACAGCAAAAAGAATCGTGGGCGTCCCTCGTCGGTCAAGAGGCATCGCCAAACGCCCACAGCCACAACAAGGGAACGCCCACGAAACTCGCAGGCGTTCGACCATTGCCGAGTGGCTGTTCAAAAATTTGGCGATTTTCTTGACCTCTCGCAATAGCAAACGCTATTATACAAATATTTGCTTCAAAGGTAGATAATTTTCTGAAATATCGCTAAAATATGGCACGGAAATACTATTACCTACCTATATGAGACGGCGGGCCAGAGTAACGATATTCTTCCGGAAGACGAACACTATGACAACGAGAAGCACCCAGAATCCTTTCATCTTCGTCTGTTGCCACCATGTCAATTTGCGTTCAACCTCGACTATTTCGGTATTCACTCGGTCTCGGTAAACGATGCTATCCCGATATATTACCTCTTTTTCGGTTGGAATAGGTCGTTTCTGGGGCTTATTGGCGAGTGAGTGAGACAATGACCCGTCGGCATTGATTCGGGCATCGGAAACGGCAAAAGAGGTCTCCAGATGGCTCGTCGTGTCTCGCACAGTTTGCCGCTCGCTTTCTACCGGTACTTCCACAAGTACGGTATCGGGGATATACTCGGTTCGCACAATCGTCTCGACCCGCACGCTGTCAGCAGTAGAGGTCGTAAGGTGGCGGCACGGACAACATGCCGTAACCGCCGCCAGAATGAGAATGAGTAGTAGGTTTTTCATCACGCTTCAAATTTGATGTCGTTGATTCTGTTTTTCCATCCTTTGAGGAATCGAGCCTGCGTAGGGTCTCGCCGGACGATGTTTTCGACGAATTTCAGCCGGGCGGCATGAATGTTGGCGAACAATGTCCGCTGGTCGGCCGAGTTGATGGCCGCAAGAGTTTTCGGGCCGACAATACCATCGGCGGCGACTTCGAGAACTCCCTGCACTTGCTTGATAGAGGTTCCCAGCCCGGATGCCCATGCCCAATCGACCACAATGTTTGCGATGGATTGGTTTACTATTTCGTCGGCTTTCCACGGATTCCAATAACCCGATTTGAAGATGTGAAGCCATTGTTCGTCCGTAATGTTCTTCAGTTGCTCCACGGTCGCATCCTTGCCATAGAACTGTCGAAATGTACCGATAGTAATACCTTTGTTGGTTGCGCCACCTCTATCGAGAGGGTCGTTTACGAATCCGCCCTCCCAGCGTAAGATGAAGGGCTGGAGTAGTTTTGCGTTAGCCATAAGTTACTGTTTTTCTTTGTTACTACTTTTTGCAGTTGCGGCGGCCCTCGCTTCGTCGAGGTTCCGCAAAAGATTGAGGATTTCTTTTGGGTCTTGCGTCTTGGCAAGTTCTGCAACTATGTCGGTTACTTTGGCCGCAGACGAATGTGCGGCCCGAAGGTTTTCTCGGACACTCCAACCTTCAATGCCGACAGCTATCACGGCTGATACGGCCGAGGCATAAGGCATTGACCAAATGCCGAACAATAGCCCCAATACGTCAATGCACATAAAGAGTCCCGTAACCTTCCCGTAGTCCCCGAATTTGGTGAATGTCCGGCGGAGACCGTGGGAATCAATAGGAATATTCAGAACCCTCGCTTTGCGGATTCCTGTTCGCATATCAATCATTACGGCGACAAGCATAACCGCCCAGATAATGATTTCCAGAAGCACGGCTCGACGCAATACCAACGCTTCCACGCCAAGTAATTCGTTAATCATTCGGAACATGGGCTATCAGAGAATATATGCCAGCAGAGCAACAATCCATATAGTTGCCCCTCCAGCAATGGTTACATAAACATCTTTTTTGTCGGCCTCTTCATCATGGATATAGTCTTTCCAGACGGCGCAGGCCACTACGGTAAAGATGGAAAGACCGAGAGCGAGCCAGAATACCCACGAAGTCGTGATGAGTACGAGAAACGGAGGTGATGCAAAGAAGATAGCCGCCGCGATAGCCGCGCCGAGTGCATAGTGCTGGTACTTGTCCTTTTCGATGGCGTTTAGCCATGACAAGGCTCCCTCCGCATTCTTACGAATGGAGGCGATGATGCTTTTCATTTGGTCTACAAGTGCTTTAATCAATTTTTTCATAACACTACAATTAAATAATTATTTATAACCAATCGTTTAGGTTTATGATTTGAAAAGAGAATGCACCGTCATTACGGCTTGCGTCGTCGCTGACCTCGACAACGAAATATGAGGCTCCCGGTTCAAGCAGGGATGCTTTCATAAGGCCGCCGAGGTAGCCAGTCATATTGACGATATAACTACCAACTATCAATCCCCACGCAGACGGAAAATTAATCCGATACTTGCCGACATCTAACCTGCTTACGGATAAAGTGCCGTTGTCAAAACTTTTATAGTTTATGGATGCCCCCGACGATGTGCCATAAACAATACCTTGCGCCAATACATTCAAATTCCTACCGTATCTCGATGTAGTCATCATATTAATACGGCGCATAACTATCCACCCGAAAAAGGTTTTGTTGTCGCCATAACCCATTAACTCTATAACTTCGCGGCTCATTTGCAACTCTGATTTGGATATGCCGTTTTCATAAAAATACTTTCCCGTAGGAGCAGAAATAGCCGCCCACCCGCTACTGATTGTATTTCCCCAACGATAGTTTACGATGCAGATACGGCGACCGCTTTGCCCCAAATCCCACGGCAAACTATATGCGGTTATCCAACCGCCACCGCTCGATAGCAGTACCACATTATCGCTATAATCGACGTCAAAAGAATCATCCGCTTCTGAAAATGGGTTGCGCAAAGAACCGGTAATTTTTACGTCGGTAAACGTTCCGCCTTTTGCTTTGATGTTTCCAGCAGAATCCCATGTGATGTTCCCTTTGGCGAGTTGTCCGGAACCGTCCACGCCACTGAAATAAATCATCGTTTGTCCTGCGGTGTTTGCAATCTGTATGGTTGCATTTTTCATCGACAGCACATTGGCGACTGAGGCGTTCCAATCTATGTAGGTCTTGTCATTGCCGATGCGGAACGCATTGTTCAGAAAATCCATGAAATTCTTGCCGTTGGCCGATGCCACTTTGTTCGTTATGACTTGCCCCGGCAATACCTCCGTAAACCCGTACAGCGAAACGTAGCTGCGCTCGCCGTCATACTCGCTGTTCAGTACGCCCATGAGCAAGTGATAATATCCGGATACGCCCTCCATTGCGATAGCCTGTTCGCTGATGTAGAACGTGCCTGTCTTGGCCGTTTTGCTAACTTTTGCGTAGAGGTAGTATTTCTTGGTTCCGTCGGTCAGCGTCGGCGTAGTAAAGGCGGGGAGCGACCAAAACTTATACTCGTCGGCTACATGGCTCGACGATATGGTGTCGATGCCGAGCGTGTAGTGCTGGATGATACCGGCAGGAACGGACAGCACCTTTGTCATCTGATTGTACGTTACATTATGGGCGATTGGCGTCGGGTTCGTCATATTATTGACGAACTCAAATTGTAGGCTCTTATCGCCGATAAGCATAGCCATCGTTTGTACGGCTATGGGGTTTATAGAGTTCGAGAAATTATCGAGCAACGCATCACCCAACATTTCGATAGTTTCCATAGAATCCCGATACCGACGTTTGGTGAACTGCAATGCCTCTCGGTGTTTGTTGTCGATAACAACCTCCGTCTCCTCGACTTTATTCATCGAGTTTTGGAACGACGACGAAACTGGAGCGTTCGATAGTTCGATGGTCGGAGAGTGGGGATTATTGCAAAAATCCTTGACGCTGATGATACGCACAAGCGAACCTTCGGGGTGGAACTGCTCGTCGCTGAACAGCACATAACCGCCCGGCTTGATGCGTCCACCAATATTCAACCAATCTTTTTTTGCCCAAATGCCGTCAAGTTCACCTTTGAACGTGAACAACTCGCCCGTATTCTCGTAAAAGAACCGTGCCGCTTCTCTGAACATATCCCACGAGGCTCCAGACTTGTCCGAATTGTTGCAAACATAGGCATCTGGCAACGCGACATGGAAAACAGCGTATTTGTCGCCTACCGCCAACTTGTAAATGTCGTTCGGCATGGTCTCACCGTCAATGTCCTGCGGGACAATCTCGAACCTACGTTCGGCGTGTTTGTATTTCACGTCGAACTCTTTGCCAACGAGCATTCCAGATTGAGGAATGACGGTCATTGTTTCTCCCTCGATAAGGCAATCCGAGAAGTTTAACTCCTCCGGGATGGTATTGTCGATGAAGTCGTAAAAGTGCTTGCCTTTATCCACTTCGATTACGGATGTAACCGACCCGATACGTTTTGGGTATATGTCGCTACAATCAAGGCTGTCTTCTGCCTTGCTAACCAACTCCTTTCCCTTCTGGGTGATATATCGACCGTCAGCACTCGACAAGTAGCTTACTCCTTCATACACGAGTGTTTGGCTTTTGGGTAGAAGGAGCTCGGAATTACCATACTTGCCGGGAACAATGTTATCCGTTCCTCCCTGAACGTACAGAATCTCGAAATTGCGCGAGTCGCTTTTGTTCGACCGGGATATTTCCTTCTTAAACCCATTTCCTTTACCATAGGAAAGTGCAAGCGGATTGTCCTTGAAATATTCGACCTTGCGAAGGTGTATTGTTTTGCCTTCAACCTCCCACTCCGTATCGAAGGCATCGGCAATCTGGTTCAACGCATCGCTACAATATGCGTGATTGAATGAAATGACCTGCTCCACAGCATCAATACATTCTCCGACTTCCCAGCCGGATTCTCGCATATTCATATTGTCCACAATGAGCTGAATAAACTCATGTGGTTTGGCCGTGTACGGGAATTTCAGCCGACCGTCCACGGGATTCTTAACCTTGTACTTCTCGGCTCCGGCCCAACCGGATTCGAGGGTCAGGGTGTATGAAAAATTCCGAGTTGAGTTCTTTGTAAAGTTGCTCGCTTTGAACAATGAATATACTTGCCCTTCATACTCGACCCACGCACCCACGGGGATTTCCACATGGTGCGTGAGTGAGTAGTAAAGGACGAGTTTATCCTTTTCCTTGACGGCCCGACGGCGATAACTGTTGTCATCAACCAGAACCTCAAGTTCCGTATCGTCGAAATGGATAATCATAGGTTAGGTGAACTGATACATTTTACCGCTACTGCCCAGCTTGGTACTCCGAATGGTCGTCAGGAATGGAAATTCGTCTTTCGGAATCTGGTCGAGCACACTTTTGATGGCCGACGAGTTGGTGAAAAACTTGCCTTCCTGACCGTCTTGGCGGAACTTCACGAGATACCGGTTGTCACCGTGCGTAGTCTTCATGTTCGGGATGAAGTCAAGGACTTCGATTTCGCAGTTGATGACGTCCGAAATTGATACCTGCTGACAGTTGAAAATCTTTTTGTCATCGACCTGCTTGATTCCCAATTCGCTGAATCGTCTCATTGTTTACTGAATCTTGAGGGTGTCGCAATCGGAATCGACCTGTTCTTTGACGGCCTTTCGTTCCGTCAGGAAGGATTTGTAGGCCGCGATATACTTCTGGGCCACATCGCCAGAGACATCACCGAAAACGCCTTCTTTTGCGGCATTGTAATCGTTGATGAGCTTCTTTTCGCGGTCTCTGTCCCAAAGGGTCGTTACGACGGCTTCCGTTATCTTGTTGCGAGTAACCGTACCCCACACGATAACTTCGTTGCACTCCCACTTTACCGTGGTCGTTCTCTCTTCCGTTCCTTCTCCTGAAGGCATCTGAATTTGCCGGATATTCCACCGGTAGGTATAGGAACCGTTGTTGTTGGTCTCGAATACCGAAGGTTTAGCATCGTAAACTGCCATGATACTCTTCTTTTGTGATAGATTTCAACAAATGTTTTGAATTACTGTATTTTACCCAGCCAAGCCAGCTACATAAACCTTGCTTGTACTCCTTCTCGGAGATTTTGCTACGTTTGTTCAATCGTGCGGCGGCACGGCATAGGTTTTTCTTGATACTCTTGCGAAGCCGCGTATGGCTATGCCGAAATACGAATCCGACATAATCAATTCCGCGGGTATCCACGGGGAAGACCTGATAATTGCCTTTCAGCGAGAGATTCAGCCGCGAATTAAGGTAGTCGTTGATTTGGACGAGCAACCCATGAAGGAAGGCTTTGTCTCGATGCAGAAAAACCATATCATCAGCATATCGGAAGTAATACTTCACTCCGACGACCTCCTTAATCCAATGGTCGAAATAAGAGAGGTAGAGATTGGCGAAATACTGCGACAAGTAATTGCCGATGGGCACACCATCTGCGCTGTCGATAATCTGGTCGAAAAGTTCAAGGGTGTCCTTGCATTTTATCTTTCGGCGGACGACCTGTTTTAGTATTTCGTGGTCGATACTCGGATAGAATTTCTTTACATCAATCTTGAGACAATACCGCGTATTTTCAACGTCTTTGAGCGCAAGTTTGACTTTTCTCATCGCTCCGGTAATGCCTCGCTTCTTGATGCACGAGAACGAATCCGTCGTAAAGACCGAGACCCAAATCGGTTCGAGGATATTCATAATGGCATGGTGTACTATTCTGTCGGGATAGTACGGGAGCCGGAATATCAACCGTTCTTTGGGTTCGTAGATTGTAAAAGTTTCATACGGTGAAGTTCTGAACTTTTTACTCTTCAGCAATTCGTGAAGTTTGAGTATGTTTTCCTCACGGTTCTTGTCATGCACCCGCACGCCATAAGTCCGGCCCTTTCCGCGTCGGGCCTTTTGGTCGGCCAGATGCAGATTGTCCAGACTGATGATTTTATCGTACAGGTTGCCAATCCGTTTCATTTCATTCTTTGCTTTTCATAATAGGAGCTTTCGGCTTCCGCCTACCAGCACCGTTTTGAGGTTTGTAATCTTTTGCCAAGAGGCAAGGTCGTTGCTCCCATATTTTTAATTAACCTTTGAAAATCATAGGTGAGACCTGATGTTCGCATTCGTATTCGAGGGGGTGTTATTCGAGTTCGCATAGGCGAGGCCCGCATTCGCACCGTTATTCGCGTTACCGCTGAACAGGACACCGCAAGAGCAACCAACCTTTTATCGAATCCCAGACGGCTTATGCCGTCTGGGGGATAAAGCAAAGGCGAGACCCGAAGTACGCATACGTATTCGAGGGGGCGTTAGCCGAGTACGCATAGGCGAGGCCCGCAGCCGCACCGTCATTCGCGTCACCGCCGAACAGGACACCGCGCAGGGACTTACCGGAGGCCGGAATGTTGGTATAGTGGTAGTCGCAGAAATACGTCGTTGTACCTGCTCCAACCTCTTCCGGCATGATTTCGCCAAACTCCCCGAAGATGAGAGCCTTTACATAACCTTCTTTCCGGGCTTCGAGTCCACGCATGGAGTAGCCGTCATAGTTGCTGTCGTTGTACTTGGACGGGTCGTCGCTGACATAGACCTTACTCGTACCTCCGTCGGCTTCCGACGAAATTTCGACGTTGATACCATCCGTCCATTTCCAGATATGGCCGAACGGATTTTCGATACCACGGTAACGATTCACCATGACAGTCGCATGGGTACCACCATCCTCTTTCTGCATTGTATAGGCCACTTCGCCAGAGGCATTGCCGAGTTCATCCGTATATCCACACGGGACGAACGGATAGTAGCTGTTGTAGCCAGACCAATCAGATACGGTCGTCACTCCATTGCCAAGACCGCCCTGCGCGTATCCGCTGGCATCCTTCTGGGCATTGAACGCCGCCTGACTGTTGAAGTTGGCGTATTCGATGTAGTACAACCAAACCATCGTTTTGTAGAGGTTGTAATCGGCGCAGTTCCATTCCTTCGTGGCTGTGTTTCGATTGCGAGCGTAGGTTCTGAAATTGGTTCTCGAAATGGCGGTTGCAGGGCGTCCGAGCAAGGTGCGGTATGAACCATCCCATGCGGAATTGTTGCCGCCGCCTCGGTAGTCTGCATCCATGTTCACGACCGAGCACAATTTGTTCGTGCTACGTTGTACTGTCGCTTCGTATGCGCTTATGTACCCCTTCGGAACGAAGTGATAACCGGGGATAGGATAGAGGCTGATTTTCGCCCGCCGTTTCGTTCCATCTGTCTCGAACTTACGGTAGTGTGCCGGAATCTCAACCATCACCTGACCGATGGAACCATCGCGCAGATGTGCCAGCCAGTTCGTCGGGGTAAGATACTCGACAATCTTGCCGCTGTCGTTGAGAATACATCCCTTCATCATGTTCTGAATCGGGAGACTCTTGTGGAGAGCGACATTACCGATGCGAGTACATACCGGCGACGAAACAGCCGTGTCCCATTCGATACCGTAGGAACATTCGTCCTCGATGTACGGAAGCAGAGTCGCAAGCTGGGCCTGCTTACTCTCGCCGTCTGTATCAAGAACCTCGACGAGCAAATTGAACGGATTGGTCGTGCCGACGTGCGGCAATTCATTGAGACGTTTGCCGTTCTCAAACGCTTCGACAATTTGAAGCAATTTTGCTTCCTGTTCAGGAGTAAATGCCATAATTTTCTCTATTTGAATCGAATTACTGATTTTCCGTTCTGTGCCGAGAACCGAATCGAATCGGTCTTGACAAGTCTCATCGCTTGGGGCTTCCGTAGCGAGCCGACAACTCTGCGGAGCCTTCTGGATAGGCTGATAAATAGTGATATTATCATACCTCTACCGCGCTTCCGCAACCCCAATACACGTCGTAGTGCTCCAGAATGGAGCTGTCGGCTCCGATGGCTGAAACTGCGAGCGGACTCCAATCGTTGAGCACGAACGGGGCATCGGAGAAGACTTGCTCTTGCCAACACCGCACGTTCATTATTACGTCGATTTTTGCTGTTTCTGCCTTTGGTCGAATATAGACCGAGAAGGGCATGTTATCGGGAAGGGAGAAACCGTTGTCAAGGTTTTCCACCTTGCCGTGAGAAACAATCCTTCCGCCGTTGATAAATTCGCTGATGTAGCCTTTCTGTTTCATTTTCAGTATGTTTTAAGTGAAACGAATATTTCCGCTTCCGGTCAGACGGATTGACGAGGAGGCGACTTTTCTCATGTACGGTTCAACAACCTTGATTTCGACCGTTTGGTATATCTCCGTATTTTCAGTAGGGATGACATGCACCTTGCTGATACCTGCGGACTTGGGGATGATTTGGCCGCCCGGCAGGACGGACACGGCCCGGTCATCCGAAAGGAACAACACATTTCGACCGGTATTTGTCGGCAACAGTTCGTATGCAATCCGAAGAGAGGCTGGATTACGCAGAGTTATCACCTTCGGATAGGTAAGATTCATCCCGGTAGGAATCATCTTATACTGACCGACCAAAGACTCTTCAAGTTCTTCCAGCCGAGCAATGGTAGCAAGTGCTTGTTCTTTGACCTCGGTAGTCTCCTGCGCGGCTTGCTCGGCCGCAGATGCTTGCATCCCGGCATTGGCGGCTTCATTAGAGGCAGTTCCGGCGGCTTGATTTGCCGCAGACGCGGCACGGTCAGCAGCCGCGGCCTTCTCGTCGGCCAACTTTGCCTTTTCGTCGCAATTATCGGCCGCGGTTTTGATGAACTCAAGACCTATCTTGACGCTCTTGTTATCTTTGTCCACTCCGATAGTGAACAATCCCGTAAAGGATGAAGCAAGCGGCAACTTGCTTATTTTTATCTTCTTAATCATATTCTGACAAGTCTATTGCGGACTCTCCGTCCTCGGTTATAATCAGCATGTCATCTTCAGACGCAAGGAGGTATTCTTCACCTTCAACACGGAAGGACGTGAATACCAGAGTAAGGTCGAATACCCACCATATTTTCCCATGTGTGAATAGGAACTGACTCGAAGAGCAACTTTTATAGTAGCACGGGTATTCATAGCCTGTGTATTCGACAAAAAGGAGCCGTTCATCGGGCCGCGTAAGGTCATAGAGCAATGCGTTGTAGTTACGCCAGAACTCGTCGAAAGTGTGTGCCCTCAATGAACATTTCAACTTAACCTCTTTGGTCTGGAATGCCACATATTCGCCATCATAGATTGCCCCATTCTCACGCTGTAAATTCTGCAATAGGTTTTGTTTTACTGCCGGAGATTTGAGCACTTCGGCGAGGCTCCCTTCCAAAATCGTTACTCCGTATTGGCCGAGGTCGCGCCCATCCAACTCATAACCGCTCGTTCTGGTTATCGAGGTCTCTGGGACAACGTAAGAATATCCCCGGAGAGGGAAATCGTCGGAAAGTTGCAGGGTGAAGGTTTCTGCACGCGGATAGTGAGTCATAGCCTGCTGACTGGAAAGCCTTAATCGAAATGTTCGAGCAATGGCAGGAACCTCGAAGTCGTGATAGCCGGTATCCGACATGGCGGCAAGGAACGCACCGAATCGGTTTGCTTTGTGGGAGGCAAACTTCACTTGAACAGTCTTTGTGTCAAGGGTCGGTTCGGATAAATCGAACTCTTCTCCGTCCTCTTCAGGCCAATCATTGCTATCTACCTTTTTCAAGGGAGGATATTGCAATAAGCTGACGAGGCCGGCATCGGAAATGAAGACCCCGAAACGTTCGTATGCGTCAATACCGTCTATGTTGAACTTACCTATCATAGCACTTTCGCATGTTCCGATATTTCGATAATGGCTTCGCCGCCACCGTCTTTGTTTGCAAATACGACCGCCCAATTTGAGGCTTTAATATGCGCGGTAGCTCCGTGCATCAAGACTACTTGATACCGTTCTCCGGGGATGTTATACTCCAACTCAGCGCGGCAATTACCAACGAGAATCACCAAAGGGCGGTTCTGAATCTTCACGTCTTCTTCGATATAAATGCCGAGGTTTTCGGCCGTAGGGCCTTTGAATTTTCGGCACATTTCAATCGTCGGGAAAGAACGCTTCGTGCAAAACTCGATGCCCTGCGGAGACGAAAACAGTTTAAGTACCTGTTCAAGGGTTTCCGTCCCCTTGAACATACTGCATACACGATATTTCTCCGCCATATTGAATAGCGAGCGATTTTCGCACTCCTTCTGCGCCTGTTGTTTGGCATCTTTCCATTGTGCGTATATGTCTCTAATAAGGGGCTGTTCCATTGCTATTTAACTCTTAATCCATCATCACCGATTTCGTCAAGTTTATTCCTCATGCTGGAAATTTGCTTGTCAATATTGTCGAGCCGCTTGCAATACTCGGTATTTGCGCGAATTATGTTTATGGCTTCCAGTATCTTATCACCCAAAAGGACTATCAATTTCACGTTTTCATTCATCGTGTAGGTGTGTCCTTGAATAACCGTAAGACGTCCGTTATTCTCATCAACACTCTCTTGACTTGCCGTTGCAATGCCCCGCTCGGAGGCTTCACGGGCATCATCGGTTACGGTAATCAAATTTTTGATGGAATCCGGAAGGCTGTCCCAAATGGTTTGGAACTCGTCTCCTACGGCATTGAGGTCATTGGCAAAACCGTTCATGGATTCCATGATGGCGTCGATACCCGCAAATTCACCGTCCTTGTACCACTTCGATTTGTATTTGTCGAAGATGTCGCCCAGCGGTTCTTCAAGGTATTTGCTCACCAACATTCTTTTGATGACGTTGGCTACGATGTCGTCTACCTTCTCGCCCCATGCTTCCGCGGCATCTTCTCCTGCTCTGAAGGCTTCGATAAAGGCATCACCGAGTTCGCTTGCAAGGTCAGCGGCACTACCGCCCATAATCTCCTCGACAATATCGTTGATGATTTTATTCGCCTCTTCTCCAAGTTCAATAATCTGACGCTCCCAATCTGCGATTTTGCCGTGGTCAGTCTTTTTCTTGGCATCCTCGTTCCGTATCTGTTCCTGTATAAGCAACTGTTGTTGAGCGATATTTGCCAACTGATTCTTTGCGTCGTCAAACCGCTTCTCTCCGAGGGCCTTATCTACCGTATATTCGAGGTTGGCATAGGTTTTTGCAATCTCTTGGGAAGTTTTCTTGAGTATTTCTTCCTTGTATATAACCTTACCAATAATCTGATAAAAGCTCCCCCATGTACTCATTCCTGCGGAATGCAGTTTCAACACTTCGGTAGTAACCTCGGCATAGGTGCTCTTAACCAACTTGAGAATATCAAGATTCTCATTGAGACGAGAGGCTTCGGTATTCTCCAGCTCCCATTGTAGCTGGTCGATGCGTTCCTGCAACCGCTCAATTTCTTCTTGGTATTCATCGTCTTTATTGAACAGGTTGATGATTGCCATAGCAACCTGCATGGCCGCAGAGATAATCGTTAGGATGACGCTCGCTTTCTCGACAGTTTGAATCGCTTTGGCTGATGCTGTGGCCGCGGTTTGGATTCCCGTGGAGGAAGTCGTTGCCAAAGTGATAATGCTGTTAATCATGCTTAACGTCGAGGTCATAATCTGGCCCGCCGAGGAGATAATCTTTCCGGCGGTTCCTTCAACGGCGTCGCCAACACTTTCAAATTCCTTTTCTGCTTCCATCAAGGTCTTGTAGAGGTCTTCCCATTCCTTGATAGTGCGCTTGCCGGGTGTCAAATCATTATCGGCGTTTGCCTTCTCAACCTTCTTGCGAGCGGTGTTTACCTTTGCACGGGCAACAGCCATTTGGCTATCATCGGCATCGCCAGATTGTTCGAGCTCGGCCAACTCTTGTTCTGCCTTTGCAAGTACGGCCTCCAACTGCCGTAACGTCATGTTGGCGATAGCCTCCATCCATGACTGATAGGTCGCTTCTCGCTGGGCAAATTCCTCATCGACAGCGTTCAGAGCCTCGGTTTCGCTACGGTTCAACTCATCAACATTACCTTGTGATACGCCAGAACGGAAGGAGCCGTCTTCATTATAGAGGGACTGACGTTTTTTGTCGTATTCCTCTTTGATTTTGCTCCTTTTCTGTTCATAGGACATGTAGTCGGACAACATATCGTCCAACGCCTTTTTGTTGTCAGTAACAAGTCTATCATTGGCCGCTTTGGTAAGGGCGTCAAATTGGCTGGCGACATCTTTGGGCAGTTCGGTAGTAGTCGGAGTGAAGGTCAGCCCCTTTTTCTTCCAATCAGGATTTTTGGACTCCCAAATGGTTTTCTCCCGCTCCTGAATTTTCCGTAAGGTATCTTCCTTCTGGCGTTCAATAGCCTCCAACTCTGCTTTATGATTCAACTCGTTTTCGGCGAGCACTTTTTCGAGACCTTCATCCATCGCGTCGATTCGTGCTCGTTGGATGGACAGCTCCATGTCCTTATAGAGTCGTTCAAGTTCACGCCCTTCATTGGCTATCTTGGTCTTATAGTCGGTGGTCGATGATGTGCTGGCCTTCTTACTTTTGGGGTCAATACCTCGCAAGGTGTCGTATGCGTCTTCGGCAGCTTTCAGCTCCTTGCGCTTGTCCTCAATAGCCTTCACGAAACTTTCCTCATTTCCCTTTCCGGCAAGCAGGTCTTTCAATTCTGCTTTGAGAGTCGTAACCTTATTCTTTGCGGCTTCAAGTTGCTCCGAAAAGGTCTTGAACTGTTTGGTACTACCGTTAGTTTCGGTAGATGTGGTGGCAATCTCGGAATTGAGACTTGCGATAGTCTGGTTTACTTTGGTCAGACGTGCATCAACATCGTTGAATCGAGCCTCTGCCTTCTGAAGGTCTCTTTGCCCGAACATGCCGGCAACGTCGATAATCGGTTTATCGTAATATGCAGAATTGGTGCGCTTGAGGGAAAGGTCTTCACGAGCGGAATCCCACTCTCTCTGAAGTTCGCGCTGTTCCTTATATGCCTCTTCCAGTTCTTCTTGTGCGGCCTTCAACTTGATTTGCTTTTCAAGCTGAACGAGATAATCCTTAATTGCATCGGTGTTATTGTTCACCAATTCCCCCTCTTTTGAAAGAGAAGCATTGTATTCGGGTACAATCTCGCGCAATTTATCCAATGCCTTTTTGCGCTCATCATAAGCGACATTGGCGTTGGAAACGACATCTTGAAGCGACTTGATTTTTGCGGCATCCTTATCAAATTCCTCCGAAGCCTTCTTGTTGGCGTTCTCAAGCCTTGAAACAGAGTCTTCCGCTTCGTCTGACTTATCGCAGAACATTGCCAAAGCGGTGATAACGGTAGTGAGGGCCGAGAATGCGAGTACATACGGATTCGCTTTCACAGCCTGATTGAACAAGATTTGCGCTTGAGTCGCACGAGTCAGCATTTGAGTTTGAGCGAGGAGTGCCCTTGTTGCTGCAACCGTAGCTGACACTTTCTGAATAGCGTTGATGGCGATAAGCGCCGCCTTGTATGACCCGTAGGCCGTAACGAGTGTGCCGAGAATCTTCAATACGGTATCGTAGTGCTCAACGAGATACGTTAAGCCCTCGATTCCTGTATAGATGAAACCTTCGCTCGATTCTCCCATCTTATCGAGGGCGGCATCCCACGCATCGCCGAGATTGGAGATTTTACCGATGACGGACGTACTTTGTTTCTCCATCAGGTTGAAAAACATTCCGCCTTCCTCGGTCAAGCTACTGATGACCGCTTGCACTTCGGGGAACCCGACCTTGCCGGCCTCTACAAGCCCTCTGACCTCACTTTCTGCCACACCGAAATACTCGGCCAACTCCTTAATCATCGGAATACCTCGGCCGACAAATTGATTAAAATCCTGCGTGTAGAGACGGCCTTGCGTCATCGTTGTTCCATATAGGTACACAAGGTCGCCGAGCGGTTGCGAAAGGCCCGCGGCAATGTTTCCCAACTTTATTAGGGTCTCATTGACTGTCGCGGCATCTTCACCATAGGCAAGGAGCTGTTTTGCACCATTGGCAATACCCTTCATGTCGAAGGGCGTTTTGGCGGCAGTCTCCCGGAGTTGATTCATAAGCGTCGCGGCTTCTCGCTCGCTACCCAGAATCGTTTCAAGAGCTATTTCGATTTGCTGAAATTCTCCGTGAACGGTCGCCATTGACTTTACGAAACTGGTAGCCTGTGCCGCCGAGAAAAACGCGAAAACGCTGGAAGTCGCACGCTTGAACATTTGCTCAATCTTTGCTCCTTCCTTCTCCGCTGTGTCGCCACTCGCAATGATGGCCGAGCGAGAGGACGAAAGTGCTCTCAAAAGGTCGGTCTCATCGCCGGTAACAACAAAATGGATGGCTCCCTGTACTCCGTTCATTATTCTCCGAGTTGTCCGAATTGTCTCAAAATTGCCGCGGCATTTGCCGGGTCGTCCGCATTAAGCACTTCTGGCTTGTCCTCTTCATTAAAAGAGGTCAGAACCGAGATGGCGTCGGAAGTCATCATGTTCAAATTAAGATAGCTGATACCCCAAAGGACATAATCGAGCGTCCATCCGTATTTGGAACACGCGACATCCAACATTCCACCCCAAAGAGAGCGCCCACCAACTACTCTACTCGATTTGCCCTCTTTGTTGCGATAGGCGCGTTTTGCCTTAATATCTTCGTTAATCGAATAGAGGTAATAAAATTTTCGTAATCGACTTGTGTGAGGATTGCGAGAAGGCATGTCCCGAAGTCGGGCGGCAGGCAGTTCCACTTGAAAAATTCAGCTCGTTCGCATATCTTGTCGTTGTCGAGCAAATCTTCTTTCTGGTCAAAGGTGGCGACTGCCATAATCTCACAGACTATATCTGTTTTGCTATCGCATATCCTCATGGCTTCCAAATGTGGATTTTCGCTCAAAGCCTCCTCGTCGATTTCGAGTTGCAGGTAGAGTTTCGATAGAATTTGCATCTTGCCGAGGGTCGGCGGATGAACCTCGAATTTCTCTCCTTTCAACTCGAAGGAGATAGGCCGGCCAATCATCGCATCCGATACAGCCGATTCTATAAACCGTTCTTTATCCATATCCGAAAAAACTTGAGCGGATTGAAGGGGTCGAACCTCCGTTTTCAGTCTGGTAGACTGACGCTCTACCGTTGAGCTAAATCCGCATGAGGGATGGGCCGGCAGATAGCCCACCCCAGAGGCCAGTAATTCTACTTGCCAACCGATTGTGAAGAGGCTTTGGCGGCGGCCACCTTTTTCACGTAGAGGGTTGCCGGAGCAACATCCTCGCTTTCCGGTTCCATCGTTGTAACCTCGAACTCAACTGTCCATCCTTCCGCCGTAGCGAATTTGGGAGTGATAGAGGTGTAGCAATACGGAAGTTCTGCTCCGATTGCACCGACGAGAAGAGGGTCTACGGTGTACGACCTCGGTTCCGAAACGATGGTTGTTTTCATCGCCAATTTGTCGGTGGCCACCGCAAGGTTGAAGAATTTGGCAATCTTGTCCAAAGAGGCTTTGATTACCGTGAACTTCAAAGTCCACGTACCTTCAAGTTCCATCTTGTCCACCAGCTCGTGCCCTTCGCCGAAAAGCTCGTTCACGTTGCCTTTGACAAGTTCAAGGGAGGTAGTGTTCTCCTTAATCTTGCCGACATCTTCGAGAGTAGCGCCAAGCGCCCCGTTGTCGCCTGACTTGCCGGATTTAATGGTAGGCTTACCCCATGCAGTTACTGCGGATGTTGTTGCCATAGTGGTCTACTTTAAGTGAGTAAATGATAATCTGTTGTTTATGCAATGTTCGTCGGCTCCATTCACTTTGTAAACCGTCTGTTTTTCAATGGAGAACCGATAATCACTGACTGTATATTCCTCCAAGAGGTTAATAGCGAGCCGAGATAAAATGCGGACTCTCGGTTTGTCAATAATCATCTGATTGTCGCGCGGAGTGTCCGGGACATAGATATTGATATTGACAACATTCTCTTGCGAGTCTCCGCCGACAATACTGTCGAGAACAAGAATCGTTATGTCCTCTTTGCCGGAGTTTTTCGGTCGTTCGTCAGTGTATAATTCACCGCCACGTGACGAAACTTCTCGGTACAAATCCGACCCTTTCAGAATCGAATAGAGAATGTCCGTTATTTCCGCATCAGACTTCATTATGCCGCTATTTGAGTTTTCAGTTGTCGCATCATTCCGGGGAGTTCTCGGCGGGCCAAAAGCTCCGCGGAGGTTAGCACGACCTTGTTATCCATAGCTTCGACGTAAGCCGCATAGTGCATACCTGCAACAACAATGAGTGCGAATCCGGTCTTGTAGTTACTCGCGAGTTTCTTTGCAAGGGCTTTCCCCTCTACCGGGCCTTGTGTACCATTTTTGACTTGTTTGAAATCACTCATGGACACAATACGACCTTCCATTACGACTACATAGCCGATTGAGCTGCGAAGATTTCCGGTTTGGTCATACCAGCTTTCTTCTTGCGACCTATCCCGTGCTTCGATGATGCACTTCTCACCTAAAAAGGCCAACATCCGAACAACTTTCCGTTTGGCTTCCTGAATTGCTTGTGCAATGGCCCTATCAATTACGCTGATAGGGGTAGTCATCTTTACAGCCATAGTTTCGTGTCGAGCTGTCCTTTGTGGGGGCGAGTAATGGGTTGTTCGCTTTGCAGATTCCCGGCTTTATCGTATAGGCGAACCATGTCGCCATGCCGATAGATTCGGTCATCAGGGTCGAGATAAACCACGTAGGAAAAGGTGTAGAATGTTCCGTCGTCGAGCTTGATTTGCTGGCCCGTTCCGTTTGCTACATAGCGGCAGGGTATCGGGTCGCTCCATGACTCGGTATCGGCAATCCAATCTCCGGTTGCGTTGTCCCGATGACCGGTTGTACTACGAATCCTTAACCTATGTGGTCTAAACTCTACCATCTGACTACTCGCATAGATTCTCTACGGTCGGTTGCAGGGAAACACCGATAAGAGGCTCATCGTATTTCGCATAGACGGAATTTGCCGTGTTGATAAGAATATCCTTATCGTTCACGCTAATACTCACGTCTCCCTCGCTCACATTGGCTACCGTTACCAGATATTTCATAATATCTGCCTCGCAGAGGGCGAAGGCTTTACTTCCCATCACTTGAGTATTGATTTCCTCTTGTAATGAATCGTAAATGCCTCGCCGTACCGCGATGGTTTCGATAGTGTCTTTCGGAACGGGATAACCGACACACGACTTCAGGGCCTCCAATACGGTCTTCATATCCCTATGCCTCGATACCGAGAGCCTTCTTGAGTGCTACCTTCTGTTCCTCGTCCAGAGCCTCGATTTTGGATTCGAGATTGGTGGCCGTGATGTTCGGATTGGTCGTTGCACCAATCGACTTCATGGCGGCCAAAACGGTCTCCTTGTCGAAAGTCGAATCGAACACGTTTACCGTGTTGTCTGCACCTGAACTGTTGGCGGGAGCTGATGCGGGAACCGCAATGCTTCGCCTGTCTTCGAGGCTCATTTCATTCGTGGACTGGCCGTCGGCCCATTCGGTATTTGCGATGTTTGCAAATACGAGCGACCCACGATTGATGAGAGCGGGCTGAACATACGCTTCAATCATCGTAACCTCAAGCAGGGGGTTCACCTGCGAGTACACGGTGGTTTTGGCGTACTTGCCCTGTGCCTGAATAGCATCGGTTCCTTTTACCATCGGGACGGGCTTGTAGTACGTCCATCCGAGCTGGGGAACAGGCGACATAGTGACGACGTTCTCGTTCCACGGCTTGATGGTGTCATGCTCTCCGTTCTTGTGCTCAATGGTTGCGTAGCTATCCAGAACGATAATGCGCGGATAGCCGTGCTTACTCTGGTAAGCGTTGATGTTGTCGAGAGACAGCACTTCAGACGAAACAAGTCCCGTCACATTGAGCAGGACGGAAGCAACACGCTTCATCGTTTTCTCCTGCGAAAGCAGAAGCTCAAATGTGGATTTTTCGATGAAGGCGTACATCGGCTTCTTCTTGCCCTGCGAGGCAATCAACTTCTGCCACTTGGCAAGGTCACCGAGACCGTCAGCACCGGATTGACCCCACGGAATAGTGGGAGCGACGAAGTTTTCATTCGGGACGTTGAAGTTGATAACGTCCTCGGTAGCCATGTCGCCTTCGATTTCCTTTGGGAACGTCTGGATACCTCGCGAACCGATACGGCATGCGTCGATTTCGATTTTGTAGTCTGCACCGTCATTGCAGGCTTTCACGTCGTCATAGACCATATCCACGAGATAGCGGGCCGTCTGCTTGTCCTCGGTGTTGGAGGCTGCAATGGTCTTCAGGTCTTCATACTCATTGACCTCAAGCTCATTCTTCTCCTTTGACATCGAAATCTTGGAGAGCTGTCCGCTCCACGAACCGACCGTCTTGCGGCTTTTCAGAGGTGCTTTCGTATTGAAGGCAACACGGTCAGCCGATACGGGAATACCTTCCTCACCCTGAATGCCCTTCAGGTCGAATTTGGGAGTGTACTTCAGCGGGAACAGTACCGGCCAGATAAGGCCGTTGCCCGGCTTATAGGAATCGACCTCTGCCTGCAATCCCGGCTGGTCGAGGTCGAAAAGGGGTTTGTTCATGTGTCCCATAGCTTACACGAGTGAAATGTTTTTCATCATCGCTACTACCTCCTCGGAGATAGGAGCAGTTTCCTTACGCAGATTTGCGCCGTTGATAAGGCGAACCTCTTGGTCTCCCTCTCCTGCGTATGCGGGAGAACCGAGGATATACGCCGGCTGATAGATGGGTTCGGCTGAATCGGCACTTGCGGCTTTGGCCTGATAGAGAACCGTGCCGATGGCGATTTCGACACCCATCGTTACCGTTACGATGTCGTAGTTCGGATTGCTGGTGTCTACCTTCGTCGAAGCAACGGCCTTCTTGCCATGTCCGATGATGTCGCCAGATGCGATACCGCTTCCTTTTTCGATTTGAATGGTGGTGTCGCTACTGCAGACAGCTTTCGTCAGACGGTATGCCTTAATAGGCTTGCCACTTGCGTCGAGAGCTGTTCCCGGCATGATGTCATGGGCCGGATTAGGAATGACACCTCCGGCCGGCTTTTCTGCGAACACCTGCTCGAAAACTACGGGCATGGGTTTCGCCGGAGCTGTGTAATGGAATTTCCTTTCCATGTTTCTTACTGATTGGTTGGCAGCCCTGCGATGGCCGGGGCTGCGGTTTCGGCCTTACGTTCGCTGATTCGCTCCTGAAGCGCGGGGTCGAGAGTTTTGTTTCCTTCACTCGAACCACCTTTCGGCTTGGGGGAGTTTTTCAGCCCTTCGTTGGAGTTCTCTTGCACATAGGAATCGACATCGGCTGTAATTTCAGTCAGATATTCAGCGAAGTCATCGTCGCTCTCGAAGGTCATACGGCCGAAGTTTTTGAGGAGCGTTTTTTCGTATGACCCGCCAGCCTTTTTCGCGATTTCTTTAACCTGCGAAAGCCGCGTGTCTGCGATTTTGCTACCTTCAATAGCTTCCAACCGTTTGGCGATAGGGGAAAGGGTTTCGCTCACGATACCGCCGAGGAGCTTCTTGAGGTCATCCATGTTTTTGAGATTGATTGCACCCGTCGATTCATCTTTCTCGTTGGCCTGCTCGCCTTCCTTGTCGGACGGCTTTTCAGTCTTTTTCGACTCGCCGGTTGCGGTATTGGATTTGTTGCCATCCCCGTCCTTCGACTTGTTGATGATTCGACTGGCCGAGGTCTGGGCTAATTCGAGATAGGGCATCACCGCGTCGATTTCAGCGTCAATGTCCTCTTCTGTGGCATCATCACCGAGGTTGTTTGCAATCCGGGATGCAACACCCTCGATTTCCATTCGGTTGAACCCCAACGACGCCACTTTGGGTTTCAACTTTACGATTACTTGTGCGACCTTACTCATCGTATTGGTAATTAGTTAAATAAAAGTCTGCTGACACGTATGCCAGCAGACTCCCCACGTTACTAAAAACCAAGAGCAAGTGTGTTGTTTCGTGCAGTAATCCGTGGCGTACATCGTCATACGCTTGATGCAAATATATACAAAAATAGGGATATTATCCCTACTTTTGAAGAAAAAAAATACACTTTTCTAAAACCAGCTACACAATCGCTTGAATAATAGCTACTTATTAAAATCTCAATAAATGCCATTCTCTCGTTGGAATGTGATATGTTCTTCTATGCTCAACGGCTTGTAAACTGCCTTCGCGTTCGGGTTAGGTCGGTATATCTCAACCTCGTGCTCCGTTGTCCTGAAATAACCGTCCACCACGCTACCGTTGCTTAACAACTTTATCGGGGTGCATCCGGCAGGTACATCTTCAAGTTTCCAAAAACCTTTGGTCTCACGGAAATTGTGCGACATCGAATATTCCCTGTATCCCGGCCTCTCTTGCATCAGAGTGTAGGATATTCCGAGGGTCTTGCAGAATCGGTCGAGTTGCTCCATCGTCCAGAAGGATGCAATATTTCCGAACCCTCCAAGTTCCTTCACCGAAATCGGATATTGCCTTTCATTAGGTTCGTCTATCACACCTACATAGGTTTTAGACCTCCATTCATAGGGAATCCTCCACCTCCGTACAGGTGCAATGAAATTAACTGCTCCATCCTTGCAGGCTCCGCAATTCCCCCAGTCGCAAAACATCGCCTCGTCATTCTCTTCGACCAGAACAAGTTCTTCTGCCTTGTGGTTGCCGAACGGCCCGCCGCTGACACTCATTCCGATGAATCCATCTTTTTTGAGCCAGATGAAAGGAATATACGGTTGATAGCATATACTTAAACTCCCGTCTTCGTGTATCTTTTCGATAATACCGTTTGAGTAGGGAAATTTTCCATCGTAGTATGCACCTTCGACAACATCTCCTGCTTGGGGCGTTTTACATCTTTCGTGATTGTGTTCGATGGCAGCAATGTAATTCTCTGCCATTTCAAAATCGGTCTCTTTGAGTACATGCGAAGACAAGAACCGACCGTTGATGCTAATAAATCGTTCTCTTTCCATTTTGCTCTTTATTTATTGGTTTTCAGAATATCAACTTTGTAGCACTTCATCATTTTATCAGTCTCTATACCCATATTCCACCACTTACCAATGTAGTAATCACGGGCGTCTTTTTCCGAAAGGTTTATCGGAGTAATGAAGCTATCGAGGTCTCCGTCTTTGCCTCTCAAATAAACTTTGACTATCGTGCGAGCCATGACTACTTTCTTTGGGATAACCATAAATCACGTTTGGCCCGACAGCTATCAAGCGAAGCTCCAACACAGGAGAAGAGTTCTCCATCCTCGGTGCGGTAATCATATTGCCACCGTGTCACCTCCTTGCGACCGATTCGTGTCCTGTAAGAGGTGTAGTTTTCTTGTCCGGGCCGGCAGGCAGAGCACCCGTTTACGTTGATTGAGTTTTCCATATTGCTTTTAATTATAGCGTAGAACAAGCCACGCGAGTTATACATATTTATCCAACTCTTTTTCAAGTTCCACTCGGTCTATTTCCGGAAATAATTCCAAAACAAGCCCTAAAGCTCGGCAATAATCACAACCGAATTCCTCTGTATCCATAAGGCGTAGCACCATAGTACATGGGATGCTCTTCATAAATCCACCAGAAATTATTTTGAAACGCAGTAAGTCACGTTCGTTGAGTAGTATTGAATGCTCGTTCATATTGTCATTATTTTTGTGTTTAGATTTCATCTGCCTCTGATTCTTGAAAGTCTGAATCAATTTCGTATTCAGGATTTCCCATTTCCTTAACTGCAAATCCTGTAAAATCCACATACAGGCAAAAATCATCGACTTCTACGATATTCCAGCCGTCGTTATAGCGGACATACCCATCTTGTGCTATCGTGGCTATGAGTGTGCGGCCATCCTCCATTACCGAACTTGCAAGGTCGTTGGGATTAGATATTGTTCCGTTGTCGAAACCTTGCAGGTTTGACATTGCCTTCAGAGCCATATTTGCTTTTTGTCGATTAGTCTTTCCTTCGGTGTATTTGTGGGTTGCTTTCATAACTTGTTGATTATCTTTTATTTGTATTGTAAAACTACAAAGTTTATGACTTTTTACCAAACGTATAACCTATTATTTTTCAGTGAGTTACAATTATTTTTTTTTCGCGCACGGACTTATAAAAAAGTGCTGGGAAATACCCAGCACTTTACACAAGACGAAGACCGTTCTCAAGACGCCCTTTTTTGAAGTTATCGCGTACCCAATAGGGAACGGAAGAGGATTCCTTTGCCCGTGTCATATTATCGGAGCACCACTTTTTGAAGCCGGGCGGAACGTCTTTAACCTCATTGACGCTCGTTTTTGATTCGGCCCAGAACTCCGAGTCTTTCATCAAAATCGGAATGACGTAACACCGACAGTTTGGATGCCAACTCGTAAACTTGAACCATTTTGGATACTTACCTGCAAAGGCTTCGCATACCGAACATGAGTATTTGCGGCCAGACCGTTTGACCTCAAAGCCTACCACAAAATCGAGCTGCTGCCAACGCTCATAGTCTGCCGTTTTATAAGCCATGTTTATCTCGGTTCGGGCCAGACGTAGCGCGTTCTTATAGCTACTACGATATTGCCCAGAACCGGGCGTATATGATTTAGCCGCTTTCGACAGGACGAGACTTCCGTATTGATTTCTGACACGGCGGAACAATCTTTGCGGCTCATTTAGATATTCGCGAATATCTCGGCTCAACTCTGCCGCACTTCTGCCTTCCGATAAACCAACAGACAATGCAAGTTCAAGGTTTGACCGATATTCTTTTGTCATATTCCAAATACGGGCAGATAGATTCATGCCGCTATCTTTCCGTTCTATAAAGGCTTTGAGCGCACCATCGTTACCTTGAAAATACTTTTGATATTCTTTGCCGGCAATTTGTCGGTCTGAAAGTTTCTTGCCGAGAATACTTTTCGTCAAATTGTCATTCTTAACATTGCTTTCGTCCCATTCTGCCGTTACTCCGTTGATAATGACCGTCTGAATATCCGACGCCATCGTGTCCATCAATTCATCAAAACGTGTTTTCAGCTTGGGATAATTACTGAATGCGAACAGTTTGGAACCATCATATTTGACGGACTTTGCAAGTTTGACCGAATCCTTGTTTACCTGCTCGAATATGGCATCTATCAATGCGATATACCGCTCAATACGGGTGTAGTGAGCGGTATATTCTTCCCGTTGATTTATGCGTTTTGTCGGCATAGCTATCGAGCACCCTCAAATACGTCTACAACACGCGAGGACTCTGTTTCGGCCCGCTGTTCCTCTTTGAGTCGTTTCATTTCTGCGTCTACGTCTTTGACCTCTCCGAGACGTTCTACCGCAGTCTGTTGAGACATAACCGGCTTTCCCCCGGTTGCTTCTGTCAGTTCGGAAATTCTCGCGGCCCGGTCGTTCTGAACGAACGGGGTGATGTGGTGTGATACTTTGAGTCGTTTAATGCCGTCTCGCCATTCATTCTTGGCTTCGGCGAGGAAGGCTTTGATGATGTTGCACTCTCTGTCGAACGCCCAAATGATGTCGTCTTTCTCTTCGCCAACTTTCATGTGGGCATCGGCAAGAAGGGTCTTTCTGGCATCTGCACCAATATTGCCGAGGCTCTTCACATTCGTCATGGACAAATTCGGCATCTGGGTATCTTCTTCGATGTTCTCTTTGAGTTGGCTGATGTAGTATTGGATTGCATCGTGCGATACGGCAGGCGACACCAATCCGACGTCTCCACCCTGTTTGAGTTTATAAACCTCGCGGGCTTCTCCGCCGTCCGGCTTATCTCCGATGAGGTCGCCGACGACCTTGACAATCGGAGCGGAGTTTTTGCGTATTACGTCGCTGGTTCGTGAAAGCGTAAGTTCAATGTCGCTACGGTTGTTCGCAATACCGTCGTAAATAGGAGCCGGACGCCACAGGTACACCGCCGGAATTTTACCGATGGGGATAGGTCTGGTTTCGATTTCTGCATCCGTATAAAGGCCGTTTTTGCTGGAATAGCTCTTGAACGTGTCCTTCGTATAGCAGTCGAAATAATACGTTGTCTGTTTCTTTTTTGTGATGGTGTACTCGATGCACATTGCCACCATATCATCATACTCGTCGAAAACCGGCCACAATTTCGCTTCGCTGATTTTCGACATTTTGGTCGGCATGGGAGAATAGCTCCGGCATTTGAACTTATACTTGCACTTGAAACCATAGTCTTCGTTCTCCTCTTCAACTGCATACCATACAGTACATACCTCGCAGGCCCCGAAATATGCACGCATCCGGTTTTTGTTCACGCCGTTGATTCTGACCTTCTCGTAGATAGCTTCGATGGCATTGGCGATTTCCTTCAAAGTCTCATCGTCCTCCGTTTCATACTTGCGTTCGACCGGAATGGTGAAACACATCTGGTTCATCCGACGAGTAACTATTTTCTCGGCAGGGTATAAAATGCGGGCGGCACGGTCTATCTGGCCGTTCTTTTTCCGTTTATCTCTTGGCCGGAGGGCAGGATTGGTAATGATTTCGTGCTTTTTAGGGTCGTAATATTCCTCCAACTCCTCCCACAAAGGTACAGGGGTGGTTTTGTCTTTCAGGTCTGCGATGATTTGAGCAATAGGCCGGTCTTCGCTAATAATCTCGTTGATGTCCATTTCGTTCCGTATGTGTGCCGTGCGCCTTTACACGGCGAATTGTCTAAAATCTTTTTATCGGTACATGACAGAAGATAACTTCCGAACATTCACCGTTCAAATAATCTGCGGCAAGAGCGGCAATAGCCCTTGCTCTGGTCGTTGAGAGTTTTTCGATGCCTGCATAGTCTTTCTGCCGGCGCCGGAGCATTTCGACCGCCATCGTGTAACCTTCTTTGACTGACCGATTGGCGGCCCTATTCATAACCTTTTCAGCCAAACGAGCCTCTATCTTGGTGATTACGACCTCGATTTGGTCTTCATTCGGAACCTCCGTTGATAGGTTGAGATTCTTGGCTGTTTTGAAATAATCTTTGCTGTCCATATCCAAATGTCGGGCTAAATATACAACAAAATAGGGATATTATACCTACTTTGCTATGAAAAATCATCTTCAATATCCGCATCGGACACACTTTCGATAGCGTTGCTCGGATAGAATGTATTGGCAAGAGCATCGAAATCGTCAGGAGACCGGCCGATACGCTTCTTGATGTCGTCTTTGGGTTCGATGATGATTTTGCCATCACTTACGAACTTCCAATGAATTTCGGTTGCCTCTTCTGCAAACTTGTCATTGGGAGGGAGTGCCGGGTTCATCTTGTTCTTGGGGTTGAGCCAGTCCCGCACGCACCAGAATAGGAAGGCTCTCATGTTGGCAAATTCGTGCTGGCCGGTAATGTCGTGCAGGTCGCGTGCCCCTTCAGAGTATTTGCACGAAACAGCGTTTTTGTACCCAAGCTCGCAAAGGCGGGAGAATACACCAGCACCCTCTCCGATGGTGTCAATGTATGCCTCTGCATTGTCATCTTGGAGGATTCTGGCTACCATGCCTGCGACGTGCATGTGGTCTGCTTTTCCTGCGGACTGATGCCGCTCGAATTGGGGAACGTAGCTCCCGTATCGTTTGCATACGACACTTTCGTCGCGTCCCATACCGGCAACATCGACTCCGGCACGGCAGGAGCCGATTGGTTCAAATCCTTCTTCTTGCAGTTTACACCAACGCTGGTTGGCGAGTTCAATCCATTCGTAGGGGATAAGGATGTCTTCTGCAACCTTCGGGAACATTCCAAGCACCTTAATTCGGAAAAGGTCGTTTGGACGATACAATCCTCCCTCGAATTTGAAATCACCCTCTCCTTCATTGAAATCCTGCTCACTTACGGGAGATGCCCAACTTTTCACTTTGTCTTTCACCCATTCGTAGTCCACTTGGCCGGGTATGATGACTTGTTTTTTCACTACATTCTCGGCGTTCAGTGAATTAAGACGGAATTTGGCGAATCGTTCTGACTTCATGGCGCGGGCCGCATATCCGGTGGTAACATTCGGGTTGAAGACTATCAAGAGCCGCGAATTACCCTGCAAGTTACCTTCGATGGCCGCAAAGGTCGCTTCGGAGATACCTGAAGCCTCGGTTACGACAAACATGGTATTGACCGCATGGAAACCAGACCAAGCCTCGGTCGCATCGTCTCCAGCTTTGAATCCGGTAAGAAACCATTCCTCGTAATCGGTACGAATGTCGAATGCGACAAGTCGGCCCGGAAGGAATTGCGCGGCCTTGAATAAACGTCGAACCTCTGGCGACATGATATTACCGACCTGCCGTGCAGTAGGAGCCGTCATTGCAACCTTCGTATTACCAACGAGTCTGCCGCGTTCGTCAAATGCCGGAGTCAAATACATGAAGCATAGAGAGCCACAGGCGGCCACAAAGTCTTTGCCGCGAGCTGTCCCACTCGCAACTGCTGTCATCGGATTCGTCTGGATGGACGTAATGATAGCTTGCTGTTCACGGTCAAGTCTGGCGTGCAAAACGTCGCGGACGAACTTATTCCAGTCCATCCGCCACGAATTGAAGAGGTCGATATGTTTCTGCTCTATCTGCATTACATTGAAATCTGCACGTCAAGAGCATCGGCTATTTTCAGAAATGTAGACAATTGCATATCTGTACGACCGTGCTCTATTAAGCTGATATACTCCCGCTTCAGACCAGTAATTTCGGATAGCTGACGTTGTGTGAGGTTTTTCTCCTTCCTCAATTCTCGAACACGCCGTCCGTAGTCCATTGAGAGTTGTTTGGCATTTATCTCTCTCATTACGCCGGCGTCCCTATTTCATAAAGAAATTCAGGGGCAAAATCCGCTCCATTGGCCCATTCCAAAGTAACGGGAGTAAGACCGAATTGCGTAAACTTATTCTTATCAAGCAATTCCCCGAACACTTCTCCTTTCAGATGCGGTTTGAGGTCTACAATCCGCTTTTCGTGGTTGTTGAAAGTCAGCGCAAGGCTATAATCTTTCAGATAATCTACATCGGTTACTCGTAACATAATTGCTCTTATTTTAAGGGTTCTACCTTTCCAATCGGTTCTCCTCTCTGGGCTTTTTCCCAAAGGGCGAGCACTTCGCCTTCGTGGAGGTCAAGCCACTTGTTCACCATTGCAACCACCTTCGCAGGAGCTTGTCCGTCCACAATACGGTCGATGACGCTGATGTTACAAGCGTAGCCACCATACGAAAAGTGGATGTGAGGCGGGTTGTGGTCTTTCCAATACAAGTAGAGGATAATACCGAAAAATCTACTAATCTCTGGCATAGTTTTGTTCTTTTATGACGGTATAAAGGTAATGAATATATTACATTTTACCAAGCATAAGAGCAAAAATCGTTCCGGTTAATTCTATTGATAGCTGTGCCTTTCGCTCCGCAAAGCGGTTATTGCCACGTCCATTGCTTTGCCGATAACGAACGGATGAGGTTGTTTGCACTTCGCGCCTCGTCTCCACTTCTGGTAATGGTGCAGGATGCGTTCTGCATGGTATCTCGTCATTCGGTAGAATCCGAACTCGCATTTGTCTCGACAACTACGCTCGTTGTCGGAGATTTCGCAATAGCCGAAGCCACAACTATCTTCGGCTTTGAGGAAAGAACATTCCCCACAATAACATGGTGTCGGTTTCATCTTATGGATTCAGTTGTAAACATTTCTTCTGCAATACGGTCTGCGTCTTTGGCAAGGCCGGCTATGCAAACTCGCTCTCTTGCTGTGTTGGCGGACTTTGCCAACATAGAGATTACATGAGGTTCGGGCAAACTTTTGTCTGCCCATACTTGCTGGGCGAGGCTTACGCCATCGACATCCTTTCCAAGTTTGTGGGCGGTGAGAATAATTACCGCATTGCACAAATAGCTGGGTGCTTCAGTCATTATCTTACTTTTCTAAAAATTACATCTATACCGTCAGACCGCTCTTCTCCGAGACATGGGCCAAAGTATTTGATAAGCGTGTTATATCGCTCTTCCTTACACGGTGTCGCGTGGCACATTGAACATCTGTTTGCCACTTTGGTAGTTCTGACTTGATAGGTCGAACCTTTGTACTTAAAAACCGAGTATAACAATCGTCCTTCCATAGTTCTATTTGTTTTCGTGAATCGGACGCCAGCCGATGATTTCGCAGTCAGCGGCGCACCAACCTCCACCGGGAGCCTTTTGCCACCACCCATGCAGGTCATGCCGCATGACGTCGTAGGTGTTGAATTGTCGATGAACCATTACCAGCACCTCTTCGTCTGTGTACGGAGTAATTATCTTTGGATTATGCCATTTGGTCAGTTCTTCGCGCTCTGACTTGGCGCCGGAGCTAAATGAGATAAACCTTGTCAACGAAGAGCAGTTATCTGTATCGCAATTCAACTCTGTGCCGTATTTACAAAACTCTGTTCCTGCATATTTGCATCCAGCATATTCTTCCGCTCTTTCTTTAATCGTCTTCATATTCAATTCATCCGTATTACGATGTTCCCCAAATTTTCCAGCCTACTGACGACACGTTCCATTTCGCCTCTGCTTTCAAAGTTTGCATACGTCAACCAAATGCCCATAAAAGTTCGTTTTTGGATTGTGTACCACTCGTCGCCGAGTATATTTTCCATTCGTCCGCATCGGTAAGTTTTCATAATTATTTCGAGATTTTGCGATAATCACGCTATTTTTTCAGAACGGAGGGTCGCAGTCTTTGCAAACCCCTCGGAATCTAAAGAACTCGTAATAACGCCCCAATATGCACACGGACAAATATCTTCGATACATATTGCGTCCGCAGTTATTACATCCGCATCCCTGTATGCGTACTTTCAAGATTTTCATTGTAGCGCAGTTTTCAAGGTTTCGTAAAGAGTGTTTATCATTGCCTCTGCCGCTTCCATATCGCTTACAATGTCCTTGATATGATACGGAGCACCGTTCTTGCCGTGGCCGTCCGTGCCTATCCACAGATAGGCTTCATAGTCGGGGTCATAACACTCGTAATATTGTTCGATTTCTTTCAAGAGGGTGTCGGGGTCGTTATCTTTCATTTCTGCACAGAAATCCAAGTCATGTCCTTCCGGCGTATATTGGGAAAACTCGAACTCAACAACGTTCGGAACGGAGGTATCGGACGTAACCTGCCATCCCAAAGAAGTGGCAACGGTTGTAATCTGTTCAATCAAGTCCATGTTCTACGATTGTTTCAGGGTGAATATCGAACTCCCAATCGACTTCATCATCTGGAAGTGAGGAATGAATATTGCCTCCGAGTACGAGACCACAATGCTCTTGAACATATTTCTCGGCTTGCTCTTGGCTTTCCGCTTTGATTCTGAATGTTCCGCTGAACACAAACTTTGTAGGCACAGCGTAAAATCGTTTCTTGCTCATGGTGCTACTTCATTGATTTGACAAATTCTATCGTTCGTTGAACCTTATCAAGATTCACCTTCAGACTATTGATGCGCTCCTTGATTCTGTCCGACTTCGAGGTGGAACAGTTGAGTTTGCTATGCCTCATTCCATAGCCCCAACCCATTCTGGCAACTCTTTCGACCTCTGCACGGTTGGCGTCGATAAGGCGGTCTTCTGCCTTCGATATGCTGGTCTTGATGCTCGCGGCCCGTGATTCAAGGTATTTGAGTGTGCTTTCCATGCGGCCCATCAGTATTCGGGGTTGATGTAATGCCGCTGGTAATGAAGGGCCAGACGAACGCCGTCCTTCGACAGTTGGCCTTCGGCAATCCATTTGCCGTTACTACGCTTGGTGAAAATCCGCTCTTCTCCTTCGAGTTCTGGCAAGATTTCATAATCGCCAGCGAAGTAATCGAGACACTTGGTTTTGTTGAATCTGACAGCCACCTTGCGTTCTGTCAAAACCTGCGTCACGGTCGCGGCTCGGTAGTCTGAGTAGTAGCAGATGGTACATTTCAAGCCAACTTCCGGCACAAGATTGCGGATGGCTTGGCAGCGCTCTTCATCGAGTGCATCCCTCTCTTTAAGGGTGTCCCACTTTTTCAGTCGTGCTTCGGCCTCGCGAAGCCGCTCGAAACTCTCTTTGCTTGTCATTGCTCTTGGTATTTGGTTCTGATTATCTCTTTCGCTTTTGACACCTCGGCGTTCGTATCAACTCCGAGACTCTGGTAAAACTCGGCATGCCCTCCGAGGCTTTCCGAGGCGATTTGAAGCGTTCTTGTCTCCTCTCTGGTGAATCCCACCCGAAAGGTGGAGAAAATCGAAAATGCACCGCGATAATCACCTGCACGGAACATTCGGAGGGCGCTTGTCGTTTTGGTCTGTTTATCCATGATAAATGTAGTCTCCTTCATCAGCAAGGGGAAATACAAGTGTGTATGGACTCATAGAGCTCGACACCTTGCACGGGTCATTCTCGTAATGATATATGACATTAAATATGTCGGCAGAGTCGCAAACGTAAACCGCGAACCCACTACTGGTCTTGAATCGTTCGTTCTGCTTCAGGTCTTTTGCGTAGATAGCCGTAAATTCTTTTCTTCCTATATTTTTCATGGCGATTTGTCGGTTTTGCGTATCATTAGGCAGAGTTTCAGCGTGCCATAACTACTCAAAGTCGGGATATGTCATTTCGATAGGCATTTTCGGTTCTCCCTCGAACTCGTTATTACAGGCGGAATAGAAAGAGGGCATATCACTTCCCCGCGTAATATCTTTCCACAACTGACCGTTGGGGTCTTGGTAAACCAACCTGCACCGGCCGTCAATGCCGATAAATTTCAAATCTGTCCTTTTCATCTTATGTTGCGTATCATTGGACAGAGTTATGGTATAAGCACCATTCTCACGGTTGATAACATAGGTAACTTTGGTGTTTTTGCGCAAGCCTTCAAGCCGACGCATATCGGTCGTGAAATGCGTTCCGGTTTCACGAATTGACCAACAAGCCGATTCGCCATCCTTCATTTCATCAATAGACTCAAAGTCATAAACAATGTCGGACTGGTAGCCTGTCATTATCTGCAACGCCTTGTTGAGCATTTCGATTTTAACTTCTCTTGCTGTCATAACTATCTGTTTTTTAATTGTTTGTTGTTCTTTTATTGATATGTAAATCTACAAAGAATGTAACTTTTGACCAAACAGATAACTATTTATTTTTCAGTGAATTACAAGTTTTTTTACTCTATCCGAAACTACTTTTGGGGCTTATCATCGGAGGTCGCGGCTTTCATCAATTCGAGGAAAGGATTTACCGTGAGGTCGGTTTCTGTCTTCTCAACATACCCGCGGTGCTTCATCTTGGTCTTCGACAGCCAAATGAGCATCGTGGTATCTTTGTCGATGGTGGCTTTGGAGAACATGGCCGTTTCGATATTGTCGTAGAACTCTTCGGCCACGTTATCCCAATCTTTTTTGAAGGTGTCATCTTCGTCCCTCCACCGATATACAGTATTGCGAGATATGCCCACGACTTTACAGGCTGCCGAAACATTCAACAGCCTTTTAGAGAGTGCTTCAAGAAACAGTTTCTTCTTCCGTTTGGTGGTAAGAGACTTTTTCGCTTCTGCTTTCTCTACATTACTCGGTCGCGTTGTTTTCTCGTCCGCCATCCAGCATATTGTCTACAAGTTCGACCATTTTGCACACACTCAACGCCTGTGCTTTGATTTTGAATCGGCTCGATACCTTCGCTGTAACCTCGTTCAGCCGCTTCATGTAGTTCTTGTCCATGATGATTGTATTCTCCAACTCCGCTGGAGTATAGGCTTCCAGTTCTTCCAAAAGGCGGTCGAGTGCGGCCTTGCTGGTGTCTACGAACATAAGGGTTACGGGCACGACTTCGTTGTTGGGCATTTCCACGGTGTAGTCAATGTCTTTTACTCCTTCCAGAATTTCATTACTGATGTGGGCGTACTCCTTGAAGGCTACGTCACGGATTTCGTCGAGAAGTTGTTTGATGATTTCCGGGTCATCCTTGCCGGAAATTGAGTTGTGGGAAAGTTGCTTTGCGCGAATCTCGTCGTTTGACGTGTCTTCTTCCAGAACGTACATGACCGGAATGATGGTAAGACCGGCCATCTTTGCCGCTTCGACACGATGGTTACCAGAAACCACGGTAAAGTGGCCGTCAGGGTATTTCACGCAGAAGGGGACTGACGAAAGTTCGCCATCCCGTTTGATGTTGTCTACCAACGCGCGGAAATCGGTCTGTTCCATGTACCGCGCATTCTTGTCAATGAGGCGAATTTTGGAAATCTCAACCTCTTCAATTTTGAATCGTCCCATGCTATTTTGAAAGTTTTTGAGCTGTTCTTACAAGACTGTTCATGTCATTGCCTACGTCCGTTCCGTTACCGTTGCAGAACTTGTCCCACGTCTTGTCGTCGCATCCGTTTAGTGCTTTTACGCCAAGAATGGAATAGACGCGACTGGCGAACTTCCGAAGGCGTGTATGGCAGGATTCATAACCAGCGATGTAACCTTCATAACGCTTGCGGGCTACACAGCAAGCCCCTTTGCATAAGTCTTTTTCGCAAGAAATACCAGCGTTCGGGCATCCGCAGAATTGGCGGGCGTTCTTTCTGATTATCTTTTTGTTCATTGCTCTATGGTTGATGAATCTCAAATACTTATCTTCTTTCAGACCCTATTGTGTAATGTACCAATCCGGCACGTTTGGAGGCGCACATTGCCGCACTTGCTTTTATCATGGCGCGCTGGTCGGTGTTCAGGAGGTCGGAAAATTCCGTCCATCGTATTGCTCCGCTTTCTTTGTCTATTACAGCGTATTCGGGTAAGTCGACCGTCATAGGATTATCTACGCCACTTTCGATGCTTTCAGCCCATACCAGCGCACACGGAAAGTCAAGGCATATTATTTTCTTTGCTCTGCCTTCGAGAAGCCTTGTTACATGCCTTTTTGCCGCTTTTATCATCATTTCGCGTTCATAATTCATAACTACTTGCCTTTATAGAATCGTTTCAGAAATTCCTTCATTATCGAATCAAGTGTACCGAGTTTGCCGGCCACCTGATTGTAGTAGAGTTTACCGATACCACGTTCGTCGAGGTCGAAGACACCGCGGTATTTCATCGACACCGGCTTATCGGTGAAAACAGAGGTGCAGATGCGGCCTACCTCCGTTTTGAAGCGGATGCACAACTCGTCGCGGTATTCGGTTGAGAGAACCCCCATGATGAGCAACTTGCTCAATTTCTGGAGTGGGTGGTCTATCACGAAGTCGCTCTTCATGGACACGGCGTCCGTCCCGTACTTATCGACCTTCATAAAGTCGAACATGCTCGCTCCGAACACGTAGTCGTCGATGAACCAGAGATAGCAGAACGGAGCCGAACCGAGGATGATGTCTTTCTTCAGGTAAATCATTCGGAGGTAGTCGATTTCACTCATGCTGGCCCGCATAAACCGAATCCGGCTTTTGTCCGAGAATTGGTAATCATCCGGCAGACGACGATATTTGAGAGGTACGATGGTACGCTTGCTAAAACTGTTATCGCCACTTTCAGTAGCGTTGGAATAGATACAAGTGCGGCCATCGCGAAAAACCTTCTTGCGGCCCATGTATTGATGTTGAGTAATCGCAAGATAGCTAACGCGCTCCTCGTCGATGGATGCGTAATGCGTTCGTTTCCTTTCTTGGATGCCGAAATCCTCGGTAAGGGCTTTTTCCATCGCGTTACTGGCCGCCCGAAGGGATGCAAGAAACTCCGATTGATAAATCACAAGGTCGTCGCTTCCACAGTCCAGAATCGCGTCTTCAAGGTCTGCGCAATACTTGACCGAAATGTTCTTGGCCGATAGATTATCAACGAGTTTCTGGTATTTCTCGCTATATTTCTTGGTGTAGTATTCCAACTTACCTACAAAGTCCCGGTACAGCCCTTGATGGTATATGTCGTCAGACTTCTTGTGCTTTTTGATGGCATTGAACAAATGCAGGGTCGCAACAATCTCACTCGGTTTATCAGATTGGATGTTGAGGAAGCTATATTCTTCGTCGAATGTAAGCTCTTTTATTTCACCCTTGATAGCCTTAAATAGCAGGTAAATGAAATACTCCTTCGTATAGACGACGATTTCGCGGGGGTTAATGACCTGTTCGATGTCGAAATAATAGGAGTTCACTACGCGCACAACGTCGAATTTTGAAGATGCCTTTTTAATGTAAGACAGCATCCGATTCGACTTCTTGAACATTTCACCTACGACTGTCATATTGTCCGAGTGCTCCGCCGCCCAAAGGAGGGGCTTATGTCTGTGCGGAATCTTCTCCGGGTTAATATGAAATGCCGCGATACACTTTTCGACCGTGGTGAGCGTCTTATACTCTTCCATATCCTCGTGGAGGTAGGCATACTCGACGAAAGAGTACATGAACTTGATGGTTTCAAGCGTTTCCTCAAAATTCCACGACGAGTTGAAGATGCGAAACTCAACTGTGCCGATTTTCTCAATGGAAACACAATTAAGCCAATAGCGGATGTGCCCGCGGTCGGAACCATTGCTAAATACCTTGAGGAAGTTTTCAAGAGAATCTGCCGCAAGTGCTCGCTTCACCACGTCCGCAGTCGGGGTCGGGGCAAGATATTTTGTGTCCCACCATTCCGGAAAGTCGAAAATCTTTTTCACGGGAACCGCGGTATAATAGGATAACGCGAACAGCCTCTTGATGACGTCAAGGTCAAAATCTTTGACGTAGAAGTGAGCATCGAAACCTTCATTCCACATTAGGTAGCCGCCGGCGTCTCGGAGCGATTGAATGAAGTCGCGCAATTCGGCAAGGTCTTCTTCGGTGTAATGATACGGGCGGGTGTTGATTTCTCCGCCGTATTGACCGTGGTGGGTAACTGCCGAACCGTCCGAATTATTCATCATCGTCAGCTTGTTGTCCGTCCACTTATAACCAGCCGGCAACGAAAGCAACAGCTTGTCCGCATCAGCAAATTCCAGCTCGAATCCGAATGTCCTATTTCGTATATTCTCGTGCCACATTTTGAAGTTTCACTAATGATTTATAGTTAGGTACGACCTCCACCTTGTCACCTCGTTTGTAGCGCAGGAAGGGGTCGTTGTAGATGGTGTACTCGCTCGAAATATCCGAGAAAGAGAGGCCGCCGGACAACAGCGTACATTGGTCGGTGTCGATTTCGGAGTAGCCGCCGCGGACTACTATCTGCCGGCGTTCGGGGTACACTCCGATAACCTCCGATTCTACGGTGATGGCATTGCGGCCAAACAAGTGCTTTTTATCGCAGAAGGGTATCGTGCCAAATAAGGCGTATTCCCCGATGCGGACGTCCGTGATGAAAATCGGAGGCTGGGAACTCCGATGCCGCTCCGTCTCTCTCATGTATGAATCCAACTCGGCAAGATAGAAGCTACCGCCGACGCTTACTCCGTCGAAAAGATAGTAAGCCCATAACACCCACTCATTTTCGATTCGAGGCAGTCCGGGGTGATGGTCATTCAAGCATCCAGACGTAATCATCATGTAAAGTTTCACGTCGCTGGCGTATTTGCGGATTCGGCTGGCCAGACGTTCGATACGACGAATGCCAAGACCCTCGCGGTCATCATCTGCATTGAACGGTATGTAGAACTCACGAATGTCGCAAACATGGTAACACTCTCGGAAATCGTCGAAGTCTGCTACCACGGCTCCGGAGTGCCGAGAACCCGCCGAATGGAGTGCGTAGCATACGGTGTTTGCGAGACCTTGCGAGTAGAGTTTCAGCGTCTTCACGCACTCAATATCAGCTATATACTCATAGAACTTTTTGAGCATGATGGAGACAGGGATGCCGCCTGCAATCTTTTCTGCCTTATTGATATTGAAGGCTATCGCCTTTCTGTCAATCTTAATTACCATTTCTCAAAATCAATCGTTTGTAACCATCAATTTCAGTTTTGCCAACGACCTCGAATCCTCGTGCTTTGAAGTTTCGGAGGCTCCACGGGTTGTTCGGCGATGTCAGCGCATAGGCGGCGATGATGCCTCGATTCATCATTGCGGCCATATTCATCATCAGTAGTGTAGACTGAAGGCCGCGACCTCGGTAGGATGGATGGACGAAACACTTTTCGACGAACCCGATGCAATACTCATTGCCGTAGCAGAGATTGTAAGCAATCGGCACGTCGTTCAAGAACGCTCCGAAACTCATACCTGAATGGAGACTCTTTGCGACGTCCTCCTTGACCGACCGCAGACAGATATTGGGGTCGGTCAAGTGCTCCTGCTCGGATGAGAGGATTCCCGAAAGGTCGTCCGTCCGAAGCTCTCTGAATTCCAGTTGCGCTGTCATTTTCATCGTTAGAAAAGGCTTTGTTGTTCAGGTTTCGGGGTCTCTTGCTTCGACTCGGCTACTCCGAACTCCGAAACCTCAATGCCGGTCTGTTCGTTGAGCCACTTGGCGAGGATGTGTCGGTGGCAGAAGTCACCCGGTTTCTCGAAACAGCACAGAGCGACGTCCATTCCTCGGCTCGCCCGTTCAAGGTCTTGGATGAAAGACCGAGCGTCTACCAATCGTAGTACATCGTTACGATACATCCTGATATATTCTTCGTCGGTCAGACGGTCGTCGAGCATATAGCGTCGCGGGGCCACCTGCTTCATGGAAATACCTCGGAAAAAGCGTGGCGGCCAGAGTGCTACACCGATAGGTACAATGCCAGCTTTTCGGAGTATGGCCGCTTTCGCGAAGTATGACGTGTAAATTTTCATAAAGTATTGATTTATTGTGTAAAGTTACAAAATAATAGGGATATTATACCTACTTGTCGAGGTATTTTTTTATCTCTTCTGAAAAGGTTTCAACGTCTCGGCAGATGATATACTTATTACCAGCGATTTCCGCTTTTCGTTGCCATTCCTTTTGGGCGGCAGATTGGCGGCCCTTTGGCGTTTTGAGTTCAATGCAAAGTGCGCCGAACCCTCCGCGAGAAACAAGGAGAATTAGGTCTGACACACCAGCGACCAAACCTTCCGCCTTCTTGCGGCTTCCACCGACACAGATGGTTTTATAACCTGTGCTGGTACGAATCATTTTCATTGCTCGTTTACCATCGTTTGGGACTGCGAATAACATTCCCGCAAGAGATGGATATTTCGCGTTGAACCATGCGACGCACGCTTGCTGGGTATAGGATTCCGTAAAACTCATAATCTGAATAATGTTTTCTGTGCTTGGTGTTTAATCAATCGAGCTTTAGCATCATTGAAATAATCCGAATCTATTTCAATTCCAACCATTTCAAAACCGAGGTCGTGACAGGCAATACAGATTGAACCGCTCCCAAGATGCGTATCAAGAATCTTGTCGCCTTTTTTTGCGAAATGGGAAAGCAACCATTTGTACAACTTTACAGGTTTTTGCGTTGGATGAATGCGTTTTTCATTCAACTTTTTGTTTCCTTGTTGGCATATAGCATCTTCAATGCGCATACTACATCTCACTCCTTGAAACATTCCAGACCACATATAATGCACAATATCTGTTCTATTATTGAAACTTTGATAAGCTATTTCACACCCGTATTGGTCTGATAATCCGTTCATCTTATCCCACACTATGCGACCAGATTTGAACTTTACGTGAGGAAAATAGTTACAACCCCATACTATTTGATTTTTAGACACCCTGAATAGTTGGTTAAAATACTCTATATCAGGTACACTATCCCAATTCTTTGAAGAGTAGGGAGCTGATTTTACTTTCAAATATTCTCCATTGCGTTGTTTGACCAATTCTGGCTTTTTGGAAGGCTTATCAGCACCAATACCATATGGCGGGTCTACAATAGCCAAATCAAAAAAATCATTTGGAAACTCTGCCAATACATCAACGCAGTTGGCATTATAGAGTGCTATGCCTTCGTACATCTCTGGGGTCATTGTTGTTTCTTTGTGAATCGACCTTTTGCGTCACGGGCGGGCTGGCGTTTGATAGGCTCGTCCGCGTCAGTCTTCACGCAGGAATCAAAGGAGATGTTCCATCCGCGGAGCTTCATCCAACAATAGATTGCGGCCACGGCCACCAGTACGGAAATGATGATGCAAATTGTTTTCATAATCGGTTGTTATTTTAGGTTAAACTTGTTTGTCTGCGTCTATTTTTCGCTGAATTGCCTCGCCTTGCTTCCATGCGAAATCAACCCATCGACTCAAGCTGGTTCGATTCTGGTCTTCGTGTACCGTCTTGAACTCCTCAAGTTTCTTTGGGTCGGTAATCGCGGCTATTGCCGCATCGTAGGTACGACGTTCACTTACAGAGCCGTATGCGAAACTCTTGTAGGCATCTGCGATTTCTTGGGCATGTTCAATGACAAACTCTTTCACATCCTCGCCGCAATAATTTCGATAAACCTCCTGCCTTTTATTATCAGGCATGAAGGCTGTCATGCTATCTATACTTTCTCCGGTATCGCAATTCTCGCATCCTGCCTTTCCTTGTCCGAGTGCAGTTGCTACGACGAATGCGATTGAGTTATTCGATGCCCGAAAAGTAATCGGGTCACTTATGGTGATAAATTCGTATAACATTGGATTCATGGGTTTTGTTTTAATTCTACCGATTGTCGCCGTCTCCGTCGATTACACCGCGTTCCTGTCGGCTGGACAGTTTGTCGAGATTAGCCCGACATACATTCTCCAAGCTCCAACCGAACTGCCGTGCAATGCCTGCACAGAACCACATGACATCGCCGACTTCGGCCATGAGTTCCTCCGTGAGATACCCCGCCTCTTTATCGTCTGTATTGAAAAGTACATCGTCGTTTAGTACCCGGATAAGCCCTTTTCGTTTCCACTTGGCAATCTTGTCGGCAATCTCACCTACTTCCGCCATAAGTCCGAACAATATGTAGGTATCGTTCTCGCAGCTGACCATACAGGTAGTCATTGCCTGCTTCTGGTATTCGTTCAGTTCCATATATCAGTTGATTTGTAAGTTGTCGCAATTATGGGTTTCAATAACTTGTCCGAGTTTGAGAATGTAAACCCGGCGGTCGGATGGTGCTCCGTGTTCTGGCCGGCCAAATCCGGCAGATATATTCTGACATTCAATCAGCATTCGCGGCAGTTCTTGACCGAAATAGGGCGCACCGCGATAAAATTCAACCGCATCGAACTCTCTGAAGTAAATATCAAAGTGTTCTTGTTCAACCGTATCGTTGAGCATGGCTTCCGTCGCATCATTCCAATATTCAGGGCAATAGACTGAATCTATGTCGTTGGAACGCATGAGCCGACGAGTCCATGAAACTTTGATTTCTCGATACTCTTCCTTCTTTTCTCCTCGCAGTATCATATCAAACCATTTTCGGCGCAAGGTGAGTTTCAGAATATTCATATCTCGTCTACGTCAATTTGTTTGCGATTGTCGGGCCAGCTTTTTCGTATATAGGATGAAGCCTTTTTTCTATCCAATCGAGCAATAGCCTTTTGGCGTGCCTCTGCTTTGGTGGAAGCAAAAAACGATGAACTCATCATTTGCTAACTCGATGGTTACTCGGTATGCCTTCTTCTCTTTCATGGTTACTCGGATAGTATCTTGTGATATGATGCAGATTCCATAGAATCCATAATTTGAATGATTCGATAAAGTTCCTGCATGTCTATATTGCTTGTTTTCCTGTCATCCTCTTTTTGGGAAGAATTGGGGTCGAAAAGGTTCTGCCGATTTATATAGGCGGACTTCGTTGCCTCAATCATCTTTTTGAGTTCTTTTCTGAACTGTTTAATGTGAAATTCAAAAAAAGGCTTGAAGTCGAGATATTCGATGTCAGTCATTTCGGCGTATACATGCCGATAATCCCTTTTGTATGTATAGGTTCTACCCCAAACCGCGCTACTATGGCCGAACATATTGAGAATGCAGTGGTTGAATATCAATATTTCGTTGCGGCTTTTTATCGAAAACTCACGGCGTTCGCGTTTTTCATTCTTTAGGTCTTCGATAGTTAAGCCATGTTTCTTGAGGAGAGCTTCAAGAGCGAATTTGGCCGCTTGTGCTTCTCCCTCCACCCCTTGTTCTACGAGCGCAAGGACTTTTCTGGCCTTTTCGATTATTGAGTCCATATTGAGCCGACTTAAATGTGACCTTCAATCCTTGCGACAAGTGCTCCTATGTCGAATTTATCCTTCTGTGTGCCGCGCGGTTCAAGTCGGATTACCATTTCAAGAAGTTCGGGAGCCGCCGCGATAAGTCTTGCATTTGCTCGCTGTCTCGGATTAAGACCATCTGAATCCCGTTCGCCACCGATAGGGTCAGGTACAGCACAAATAGGAGTCTGCGCATCTGTATCTTCCTTCACCTGCCACTGGCCTTTTGAGCCGGGACACGGAGGAATAAAGTCGAAGTAGGTAAACCACTTTTGAAATTGCTTTTTATTACTCATTGCTCTTGGTTTTTGGTTATAGCGTAATTTCCTTTGTGTAAATTAACTTTCCTTTATAGCCCCTCGCCCTTAACTCTTCAATGAGTTGGCGAGGAGTGAATCCTGCGAGGTCGGGATTCCCCCCCCCAATTTTCTGTTTCTTTCTGTTATTCAGGGTTTGACACGATTTGCAGTACGCTTGCAAACCGTCTGGCGATTTTTCTTTACGGTAGAACTCTGATTCTGGAAGTTCTCTGCCGCATTTCCCACATCGTTTCATACTTGCTTGGTTTTCAATTATTTATAGTGTAAAACTATCAATAGTTTGACTTTTTACCAAACGGATAACGCATTATTTTTCAGTAAGTTGCAATTATTTTCGATAGCTTTTTCCCTCGAATTTCACCATCTTGCTCAACCTCACGAGACGGTCGATAGTACGCACATCATAGCGGGCGAGCATCTGTTCTGGGGTAAGGTTCGTGGAAACAAACACCGGCTTTAACCTTTGCTCGGCAATATTCAACACGCGGTTGAATCCTTCGTATTTTTCTCCGAAATCGTTAATGAGAGGTTCGATACCGATTTCGTCGATTATCGGGAAGTATGTGTTACAGAGGTAGTCGATATTCTTTGGCTCTTTTCCTGCGTTCGGCCATGATGCGGCGCAAGGTCGCTCGAATTGTTCCGAGTGAACAGGCCGGACGACAAGCCCTGTTGCTTGGTATAGCAAGACCGGAACAACACCCGTAAGAATCGTACTCTTTCCGCGTCCGCAGTCTCCGGTAAGCAATAAACCCATCCCGCGAGTATTCGTCATCCAGTCGATTATGGCATTATATTCCGGAAGGAACTCGAAGTTTGTGGCCGTTTTATCAACGGATTGGAATATCTCGATAAACAACCGCTGACATGTGTTGCGGTCGCCCCAGCTATACACCTTGCGGCTCCTTACGGGGTCATGGCCGCTGTTTTTCATTTGAGCAATAATTGACTGAATATCCATATCATCCGTTGTTTTCAAGTCGTTCCAATAATGTCGTCTTTTCCGATTCGCTTTTGGGTGTCAGTTTGCGACCGTCAGCAAAATCGCCATCTTGTTCGCGCTTTGCCCAATTCCGAAAAGTCAGATTGGCGCTTTGATACTTTTTCAGCAAAGGTTTGTAATTGTGCATCTGCAAAATCAAGAATTGCATGTACTTGACGCCGAAATCGGCTTTAAGACGCACAAATTCGTCCTCTGTGAATGGGTAACGCATTTGGGCTACGTTCGGAGCGTTCTTTTCAATCCACTTCTGAAATTTCACAAAATCAGGAGACGGAGAGAGAGGGGCCGAGTCGCCAGACTCGCTATTCTCTATTTTTCCCTTATTGTCTTTATTTCCTTTATTATTCTTTGTCCCGGCGTTGTCCCGCTGTTGTCCCAAAACTGTCCCAATCTTGTCCCGTTTTTGTCCCACTTCTTCGTTTATCGGATTGTAATCGTCGTAATTACATAGCTTTATAATCGTCTGGCTTGTCCCGCTTGCTGTCCTCGTGGTTATCATATTTTCGGCGACGAGCAGTTTCAAAAATCTGTCTACACGGTTCTTGTTCCATCCCCAGCGTTTAGCGAGGAATCGGATAGTCGCAGGGAACTCCCCGCGTCCTACCTCGATGACCTTACACCCGACTAACATCTTGGTCGAACTCGCCTCAAACCGGGCTGACTGAATCATGTCAAGCCACGCTTCGGCCTTACTGAATTCTCGCTCTTCGAGCCACCAAAGGCTCTCAAACAGCTTACGGCTAATCGGTATGTAACCTTCTTTCATTGCGTTAATATCCCCGTCTTGTTAAACTCATTTGCTCCTTTGCAAATGAAATCTGGGTTCTGATGTTGTCCGACTGATGCGTGCAGGTACGGTTGATTCTGTCAAGCCAGTTCACGAGGTAATTTTCTGTTACCGTTTGTGATGCAATAAACTTCATTGCTATCGTTGCCGGCATCTTGAGAATGGCTTTCGAGTGCTCTGCATAGGCCGCGGAAATTGCAGAATCTTGCATCTGTTTCGCGTCAGCAAGCATTTTCCCGCTACGGGCCATATAGTTGTTCAGGTACGTCAGCCGTATTGCCAACTCATTAGGGTCTTCGTTGTTATCTGGTACGCTTTCGAGAAAATCTTGTATCTCTTGAGCCTCCTGCAAAAGGTCGTCGATATTCATAATTTGAGCGGTTTATAAACCACCTCCCGCAGTCGGGGAGGTGGTGATAGTTGGCTACACTTCGAGGATGGCGATGTCGCCGGCCACCTCACGGATGGATTCGAGTACCGAGTCAATGATACTGTCGCGTACCTCCTTTTCGTGGTCGTTGGCATCGGGTGATACGAGCGTACAAGTCAGGTCGTCGGGGTTGAAGTAGGTCTCAACCGCGAAGGTCTGCTTATTCTGGCCCTTGAAAACCGGAACGCACACATTGAATGAAGGAGGAAGGTTGCTGTCTACCTTTTGAGCGATAAGCAGCCGTTTGTCGCCCTTGTTCGGATTGAACTCGGCTTCCACCTCTTTGTCGATGCGCCCCTTGAATGCACGGAGAAGGGAAACCAACTCCATCGCAGTCTGGCGGTTCTCGAAGAGGCTCCGATTCATTTTGATAAGTTCTGCCATCTGAATCGGGGTGATATAGTTGCCTTGATTGATACCAAGTGCGAGGAAATCGGGGTGATATTCCAATTTCCCGGAGACCTCCGCGCGATAGTGGTTCGTCTCGTCGATGATGAGTGCAATAAACATTTTATCACGGTTCACGATGATATGACTCGTCTTCTGGTTGATTTCAGCCACCCGCTTTTCCAACCATTTGAACGGGGTGTCTATCACACCGTCGATTCTGACCTTGACGGGTTCGTGAAGAGGAAGGGCGTCTCCCTCGCGGATTTCGAGCGTTTTCACACCGCTCTCGACTTTTACTTCGATGTTTTCCATGTTGTTTACGAGATTAGTTGTCTGTTCCTGTTTTCCTACCGAGACTCATAATAGTCTTCTGGCGTTCGTCTTGACGGATGGGCCGTGATTCAACGAGGAATCCATCCTTCGAGTAGTACCCGACATATCCGGCTTCTTGGTCTACGAACTTGAAGCACTTTTCTTTGGTGTGCTCGGCCTTATTCCTGATGTTATCGAGGAGCTTTCCACGCTCCTCGGTGAGCGGCTTCAACTGTGCCTTGAAGAGTTCTGCCGAAGCCTTCTTCTCAATCTCAATGTCGTTGATTTCGATGGAAAGGTCGGACAGCCGGTCTTTCATTTCGAGAAGCTGTTCTCCGGTAAAAGGCTTCATGTAGCCAACCTCTTCAATTCGGTCACAGTTGTCTTCGAGCATTTGCCGCCTGACGTCTTCAGGATATTCCTGAAATAATGCTTTGTCCATTTCTTCTGGGTTATGAGTGCCCCGGACGAGCAGGGGCGCTCTGGTGATACTTATTTGCGGACTCTCGCAATGAAGTCCTTGCAGGGTTTGAAAACCGGCTTCTTGGTTTCCGGCAACGTGATAGTTTCTCCACGGCTGATGTCGCGGGCCTTCTTTGCTCGACGAACGACCGTTTTGAAGGTTCCGAAGCCACGCAAAGTAACTTCGTTGCCACCACACACGGCCTCTGTGATGACTTTCATGACGGTTTCAACCACTTTCACGGCCTGATGTTGGCCGATGTTCGTTTTCTCTGCCACCTTTGCGGCAACTTCCTGTTTAGTCATTGTTGCAAGATTTTGAATGTTTTACGATTATTTGAACATGAGGTAGTCTTCGTAGAGTTCCTTGAAGGTCTCAGCGGCGTAGTCGGCCAACGCTTCGCTCTTAAAGCAAAGGCGAGACCCGAAGTTCGCAGCCGAATGCGAGGGGGCGTAAGCGAGTGCGCATAGGCGAGGCCCGCATTACCTTCGTCCACCACCAATTAAACCACTTGGGCTGGTTGGTGTTCGACCAGTCAGGCCGCCAGCCTTCGTTGAGTGCGCGGGTGATAACTACGAGCTTGTGGAAAGCGACGTAGGCTTTTCGGTCTTCTTTCGGACAGTCGGATGTGTCCGGCATGGAGGTATGCGGGTCGATACCGAGGATAGCGCAGGCGTCTTCGTAACTCTTTACTCGGTCGGTGATTTTGCGTTTGAAAAATTCCTTTCCGAAGGAATCCTCAAGCATCTGTTTGAACTCTGGCGTCGCTGTCTGGTAGAGGTCGAACGCCTTGTTTTCGTCAATTTGAAGTGACTTTTTCATACTCTATCTGTTTAGATTTGGTTAATTTCTTGATAATGACTACTGCCCGCCGTTTTTTATTGATGGTTCGCAAGTCCTTCCCCGGCAGGTCTTTTAGGGAGTCGAGCAATTCAAGGATTTCCTCGAAATTCTTGTTGGAGATTGCGTACATAACCGTCGCTATTTCACCTCTTCATAAGGAGTGAATGCACCGTCGCGTTCGAACTTGTCAGGGCGTCCAGCAGCCTCCTGCTCCTGTTGCTTTTTCCATTCCTCAAAGTCGTCATTATCCATCTTTGTCTCGGTCTCGATGACCTTGAGAATATGTTCGGAAATGCCTGTCTTCGGAAGTGAGCCGAACCCCCAATTAAGGATGGTTTTGCGAGCCATCATTTCAAAATCCGTGTCCCACGGGCTCCCCTTACCACTCTTCACGGCCTCCGAGCGGGACATGATTTCTTGGATTCGAGAGAGGGGCATGACGTCGAAAACGACGTTGCCGTTCGGAAGACATGCAACCCAATAGCCGCCTTTGATTTTGTCTTTCGTGCGGTTGTTTCCGAAATAATCCGGCTTGTGGATAATCTCGGAGGTTGAACCCTTCCGCACCTCGAACTCATCGCCTTCGTAGACGAGATTTGCTTCTACCCATTGAACGATGCCGGCCCGCATGAGAATTTCCCGTTTCCCCATATAGGACGAGGAGAAGTAGATTTTACCTTTTCGGGGAACGAGATACGCGAGTTTTAATTCTGGATTGAGCGATAGCTTCGTAAGGCCGACAGCTTTGATAGCCTCAATGAGGTAATCGGGATTGCTCTTTGCGCAAGTGATGAGATAGTCGTTTTTCATCATCAGAGAAATCGCGAAATTCACCTCACGGGCAAACTCTTCGTCTGTGCCTCCAGCCGCAATGAATGCTTTGCGTGGAGCCGAGAAGCAAGCCTGAAGGCCGGCATCAACGAGAATTTGAGGAATAGCAGGCGGTGCTGGGGGAGCTACCGGTGCAGGAGCTTGCGTCTGGGCCGTCTTGCCAGAAGCCTGTTGTCCGTTGGAACTTTCCGCTGTTCCGTTGGAGGTCGGTTGTGCAGATGCGTCGAACATCGTCGCTGTCTGCGGTTTCTTTGGTTCTGCCATTGTTATTTACTATAAAAGGTTCTGATGTTGTTCCGCTTATACGTCGGTACGTTCAAGTTCATCACACGCCGGCCTTTCAGGTTGGGCTGAATGAACACTTCTGCGCCGGGATAATATCCGCTCTTACTGCACTTGATATATTGCTCAAGAGCGTTTTCAAATTCGATGGCCGAGGCTCCTTTGTAAACCGGAGATTCGTCGTCAAGTTTGCAGTACGCCCATGCGTCTGCTGATACGATAACAGCATCGTAAGGCGGTTCTTTCTGTTGGAACACCCAATAAAACTCGGCCCATTCACCTGTTGCCAGATGATTGAAAAATTGATAGAAAGCCGCCGAAAAACCGTAGTTCATCTTGTTGATTTGGGACGTGATGGTCTCTTCGTGCAAATCTTTGGAAGATATTGTTTTCCAATCCACGATTTTGCGGCTGGTCTTGAGGTCTGTACGAAACTTGAATCCGAGACCTTCGTATTCGACGAAGTGCGAGATTTCTGCGGTTCCCCATTCAAGGAGCTGGCTGATTGACTCCGAAGTGTTCCCGCAATGATGGAGCAAGGCTTCAACCATCGTATTCGCTAAATCTACTTCCGCTTGACTTGTAGCTTCCATACCGGGGTGTTCGGCGAGAGCCTGTTGGTAGGCAATTTGATACTTCTGCGAGGAAATCCCGTAGGCCGCGCCTGTCGTCGGGTTAATAGGAGGCTCGAATACAAAATATTCAGACTCAAACTCGTCGAGGCATCCGGTGTTGGCAATCGAGGCCAAAATAGCGTGATAAACGCTTCCTTTCATCGAAGCCTCAAGGCTGATTTCCACGCCTCCAATTCGACGTAAATAATCGAACGCTTTCGGAGAAATGAGCAGATTTTTAAGCTGTGTGGAGCTGACGAAATCCCGACTCCACTCGCCTCGATGATATTCCTCATTAGGCATATCGAGGATAATAGCCGGTAGATTTTTAGGCTTTTGTGTCATATTGCTCTTGGTTTTTAATAGTAATCATGTCCGCCGGGCATCGAGTCCCAATCCGGTTCATCATCATATTCGATTTCTCCGCTTCCATCACATTCAGCACAACTATCACATTCCCGTTGGTCGGCAGGTAATTTGTCGTATTCCTCTTTAGTGATGCGTTCTCCATCGCTGTTGTAGTAGATTTCACCTGTTCCTTTGCAAGCTGGGCATGTTACAGTTTGCGGCTCTGGAGAACAACATGGGCATCCGGGATAACCATAACAGACGGCGCAACTCATCGTTTCGGCATATAGGCTTCAATTCGATTCTCCGCGCAGTAATTGACTGCCTGCGACACCGAGTAGAACTTCTTTGAGTGCCGCTTCCCTTTCTTGGTCGTAACGATGGCCATTGAACCGTCGTCATTAAAAATTGCTTGTGCTCTTCGTTTCATAGCGTATTGTATATTAGCTTTTTAGATTTCCTTCGCAACTCATCGAAATCCAGCGTAAGTCCGTCGGACGCACGTATTAGAATTTTCCCATTGGTGCTATTGGGGTGCTTGGGAATGAGGCCGCAGTTGATATACTTTCTAACCGTATTCGGGTGAACATCGTGCAGGTATGCAACCATTTCAACCGTCATGGTTTTCGCGTAAAATTTGTCGATATTGACACCATGTGCTCGGAGATATTCATTCTCCTCTTCGAGTTTCTTGTTTGAGTAATCCATATCCTGAATGACTCCTATAATCTGCATAGTGCTCAACCTTTCTGCGGACTTTTTCTTCACCATTGTTACTCCTCCTTGAATAGATTGTGTTTGTGGGCGTATGCAATGAGTTCCGATTCCTTGTGGACGCCAATGCGGACACTCGCGTTCCGAATATGGTTATGGACGGTGTGCGGGGATAAGCACAGCTCTTCTGCAATTTGCGGTCTTGGAATACCTCTGGACAGAAGTTCCAACACTCGCATTTCGGCATCAGATACTTTACTATTGAAGCGAGGGTGGCAAATAACATTTTCGTATTTGCATTCGCCTCGTAATGGGCATGGAACATGCTCGAAATGGAAACAGCCACTTGCATCTACGTCCGAAATGTTAGTATCTATAACACCGAAATTGCATTTGCATAACCGCAACACAACTCGATATTGGTAATGCGGGAGATTAGCTTGGCATCGTTTGTATTCATTGAGACTTGCTTCGAGAGCTTCGGGATAAAACTCGCGGAACTTCTCAATGATAAACCGAATGGCATCACGGTCGGATTCGGTCAGATGGTGTTGATTCCCATCCTCCGTGCGATACCAGATTTGGTCTTCAAACGTATAAAACTCAATGTTTTTCATCGAGACTTCGGTTAAAGAGATTTTCGGCCGGAATGCCGCTTTCCTTTGCCAGAATATCAATGTATTCCGGGCGAGAAGGCTTGCAGTCTCCAAATACCCATTTCAGGACTGCATTGCTCGAAATGTCACATTGGGAGGCAACCTTTCTCACAAATTTCGTCTTGTAGCTCCTACCCAATGATTGATAGTAGGAGATGAGATTTTGGCCTTTTCGTGTCATTTTATTCACATTTTCGCAGTTTGTTGATGATAAATCAGCACTTTATACTACCTTTGTGGTTGTTGAGGTGGTATTGTTACTTTTATTTCGGCGTAAAACTAACAATAAAATAACATTTAGCCAAACAAAACTCACATTATTTTGTCGCAAAAACTCACATTTTTCTGTATATGGCTGAAAATGAAAGATTACGAAATGTTATTTCGTGGCTCAAAGAGCAGGGGATAATTGACAATCAGGAAGATTTAGCCTCTAAAATCGACAGTAACAGAACCTATATCTCTCACATTATCAAAGGGAGACAGGCTTTAACACGTAAATTCGCCGAAAAAATATGTTCGCTGTCTGACAAACTGAATATCAACTATCTATTTGATGAACAAGATACAGCTATGGTATTGAATGATAGCCGTCATCGGATAGTGCATGATTTCGTTGTGGGGCAAGGCAAAGAGCTGGAAAGCACAAAAAACAAACTTCAAGCGATACAAGATAGTCTCGACGGATACCGACTTGTACCCGTATATAACTTTGATGCAGTCGGGGGAATGTCGGCCTGCAATGATATAACTGACGCTCCGGCTTATATCGAAAAATATGTCCCTTTTGCTGGTGCTCACCTTGAGGATATTTGTGTGCATGTAACAGGAAATAGCATGATACCCACATATAGCCCCGGAACACTCTTATTGATACGAAAGGTCGAAGGGTGGAGGGAATATTTCGGTTATGGACACACTTTTGTACTTTTCTTAAATGACGGTCGGCGCATTTTAAAAGAGGTGCGCAAGTTTGCTGAAAACTCAAAGGATTTCGTGCTCTGCGTATCACACAACAAAGAGTATGAACCGGAAGAGCTACCAAAGGCGATGATAGTATCCGTTTACAAGGTTATAATGGCTCTGACAAACGACGGCTTCTGATATGGTTTCCCTTGATGGTCAGAAAATAACACGGCGATTCTTTGAAGCAATCGAGACTTTGATTGCCCTCAAGGCGATACGTGGGCAAAAGACTATTTCGACAGCATTGGGCGTTGAAAACTCGTCGATGTATAAAATTAAGAATCACCCTGAAACATACACCTTGAAGCCAGAATATATACTTTTCCTTGTAACAAAATATAACATATCGGCCGATTGGATTATAACAGGGCGCGGGCGAATGTTCTCAAAAATGTAAGTATGGTAACTTTTTTCTTATTGAATCCAGAGCGAGAAGTTTCAACCATAGCAATTCTTGTTTCATTCAACGGTAAAAAGTACCGTCGGTCTATCCATGAATCAATACCTGTAAATCTTTGGAACAACGATAAAAAGAGAGTTCGAGTCTCTGCGAAACATCAGCAAGGTAATATAATCAATGACACCTTGTCCAAATGGGAGGTCGCCGCTCTCCGCACGCTATCACATTTCAAAGAATACTATAACGCACCGAGTAAAGATGAATTTTTCGAGGTTCTTGACCGGGAATTTTACAAAGATGAAGTCGGAGAACCTACCCAAAAGGAGATGTTATTCCTTGATTATCTTCAAATCTACATCGACAGGTATGATAAGGTCAGAGACCCCAAGACCATTCAGAAATATGTTACAGCGAGGAACAAACTTGCCGAATATGAGAAGCAATGCAGAAAGAAGCTGAAATTCAAAGATATAAACATTGATTTTTACAATGACTTTCAATCGTGGTTCTATTCCATGCAATATGCTGATAACTACTTTGGAAGCGTCGTGAAAGTTGTAAAACAAGCATATAAAGAAGCTCGGTTTGTAGATAAACTGCATGGGTTTGAGGATATAGGGCACAAAGACTTCGTTACTGTTAGTGCAGAATCAGATAATGTTTACCTCGATGAGAGCGAGTTAAATGCAATCTATCGTCTTGAAATAACCCAAGAACGTATCAAAACGGAATACCCAAACTTAACGTCAGGGCAGGTGCGGAGGAAATACGAGAGTTTGCTTGTCGTTCGAGACCGATTCTTGGTAGGGGCCTACACCGGATTGCGAGTATCTGACTTTTCACGCATCGGAGAAATGAATATTGATGAAAACTATATTCGCATCACTACTGATAAAGGGAAGTCAAGCGTCATTATTCCGTTGCATCCGATTGTAAAGGAAATCACCTCGCGGTTCGACTCGAACATAAGTGTTTCAGACCAGAAATTGAATAAACACATCAAAGAGATTGCTCGACTTGCTGGGATAACAAAAAAAGTGCTTCTAAATAAACATATAGGGGGAAAGGTCTCTCAACTATATATTGAAAAATGCGACGCTATTAGCACTCATACCGCTCGACGTTCATTTGCTACAAACGCATATAAGGCCGGGGTTCCAACTATTGCCATTATGAAGGTTACAGGGCACAAAAAGGAATCTAACTTTATGAAGTATATCAAGGTCTCGGCAGAAGAGAACGCGGAAATGTTGAAGTCTCATCCTTTCTTTATCGGAAAGTCGGATGCAGAACCAAATGCAGAACCAAAAGTTTATGAATAGGGCATACTTTTGGTAACAAGCCATGATAAGTAAATTGCAGAGACATTGAAATTTGTTACCATACCGGAACGGTCGTAATAGATAGGGCTGTCCGGCTCCGGGTACTATGCAAAAACCTCAAATGATTGTCTGTAAATCATTTGAGGTTTTTGTTTTGCCTGTTGCGTCCGCAACTTATCCGCATTTGTTGCAATATTGTTCTTTGATATTAAAATTGCATGCTTCATTTCGCACTATCATGCACGCTCTTACCATAATTAGGAAAATAAATACCTATCTTGCAGGTAACTAAAATATTTAAATTCCATAGCTATGAACAATAAAGTTCGATTATTTATAAGTTATTGTCATGATGTGATGCAGTACATATCACATCATTCAACAAGCACATGACAAAATTTGTTGATGATAATATTTTAGATATATGGTGGGATAAAAATATGACTGCTGGATATGACTTTTGGGAGCAGATAGATTTCCATATAGAAAATCGAGATATCATATGCTTATTTATTTCAGCTAATTATCTAGCGTCCAAAGCATGCAAGGAAGAAATGCGAAGAGCATGTGAATTACGTACACAGAATGGAATTTGTGTGGTTCCTATTATTTTATCGTCATGCAGCTGGTTAGATTACGATAATCTGAAGCCATTGTTAGCAATTCCTACCGATGGAAAAGCAATTTCGTCTTTTCCTAATCCTGACGACGGTTGGCATGATGTGTATAATCATATGAAGAAAGTTATCAAGGACTTCTAAAATATAAAAAAATTACACTTTAGTTCGCCGTTTTCAGTTTTTTTAGGAGATGCTACTTTACTGACTAAAACACACCATAATAAAAGGAATGTGAAATTAGATGATATTTTCATGTATCCAGATTTATCATTTTTTGATAGCGAAAAAGACAAACAAATTAAATGTCTTTCAGAGGATTTGATTAAAAATTTCACAGAAGGAGACAGACTCGTTATTATTGGAGATGACTAATCAGGAAAAACGTCCCTATTAAAGAAATACATCATCATTCTTAAAGAGAAAAACTTTATTCCCGTATATATATTTGACAAAGAAAGAGGATTACAAGGTAATTTTGACAATCGAATAGCAAAAATATTTAAAAGTATAAACAATAGCCCACGCCCTAAAGGAAGGACGTAGGAGAAGTCGACTTATATTCCTTGGTGCAAAAAGAACTGTCGGATTCGATTACCAGAAATAAGTCTACACTTTCCGTGTAAAAAATATGTCTGCGCGTTAGCGCACCACAAATATAGACATTTTTTACACATCGGTGCAACGTTCTCCTTTTGGGGCTGTTGCAGTTTGTTCAAAGATCGCTTTCGGGGACAAACACAGAACCCCACTGCGCCAGATTCAGGCACAGTGGGATTTATTTATGAAAAAAAATTCGAAATTAGCGGTGCTGTCCGAGCATCTTTTCGAGGATGGCCGCATATTCCTGCCGAACCTCTTCGGGCGAGACGATCTCCATGAATTCCCGGGGTGCAAGTATTTTGCGGTAGAATTCATTGGTCGGAGCGAGGTAGTAGCCGAACAGTGACCATCCGTCATGCTGTTCTGTCTCCTCCTGTGAATAGTGCAACGGCAATGCCCGCAGGTATTGCGGCTGCTCTCCGGTGCATTTTATTACGATACGACGCGGCGGAATATCCGGATAGGCGTGATGCCGATAGAAGTCGCCAGATGCTCCTCGGCCGAGAAACCTTTGGGCATGCGGAACGTCTGTCCGGAGATCGAGAGTCGCTGAACCCTGTCCAGAGCATAGACCTTTATTCGCCGGTTCTCTTGGGTCGGGCCATATACATACCACCGTCGTTCGTAGAGCTTCACAAAATAGGGGAGCAGCTGTATATGCTGGGATTCTTCCAGGTAAAACGGATGATATTCGATCTCCAGCACCCGGTTCTCGCGCATGGCCTCGAGAATATCGGTCAGGTGTTGCAATGCCGACGGTACATCCTCGACAAGAATACGATTGCGGATACTCTTGTTCTCATGAACCATATTACTGGCCGAGAAACTGTTCAACAGCCAACGGGAGACATCGTTCTCGACCAGTTCTGTCTTATTTTCGATATAGTATTCGTTGGTCGGCTTGTAACAAGCGGCGTATGTCGAAAAACTCCTCGACGGCTTCCCTATGCTTGTGGAAGGCCCGCAACGGGATTGGCTTGCCTTCGGACATGTTGTTGTGCAGCCAACGGCGGTTGATCTCAGCGAAGGTAATGCGTCCGGCTCGATAGATCGTATCGGCCAGCCAGATATAGCGGTGAAAGACATTGGATGACAT